TACCCCAAACGCAAGCATCATTCCTAATCCTAAAATACCAGGTTCAACAGGAATAGGGTTACAACAATTGTAACAGGGGTGATTTGGATTGTTACACCAACCAGGTGGATTTACTTGGTAACATGGCTCACAATCACTTTCATCAGGACCACCTCCATTTCCATTTCCGGGGTCCATTATACTAGGATAAACAGTTAAATAAGGGTTGTTTTCAAACGCAGGATCATTTTGCATCACATACTCATTTTAGCTTCGTACTTGTTTGTAGTTAAATATATGATCTTATCAGCCATGTAACGATTATCAGTAAAATACATAATGTAATTAGCTTGATACCTATTTTTAGTTACAAACCACCTACCTCTATTAGCATCGGCTTCAAATTGGTTATCAGTTTGGTAAATAATCCAATCAGCCTCATAACGATTGTTAGTAATAAAGATTTGGTAATTAGCCTCGTATTGGTTATCAGTAACAAAAATACGTTGGGCATTACAGGTGTTAACAGCAATAATAGCAAGTAAGAAAATTACCCACCTAAGTAGTTTATTTGTTTGTTCCATCATTTCCAAAATATTCATTCAAAAATTCCACAGGGTAAAGGTGAACATTACCATGATAAGCAGGATTAGAGATAAAACGTTGTTTAAATCCAATTTTCTTCTCAACAGCAGCTTTATTTACTTCACCACCCAATTGTTGACCAGCTGCTCTACCAAGGTAATCATACAATGACATGTAAGTAGTGTCTTGTTCCATTGTAATATTCATTTTTTAAAATCGTTTTTCATCATAAAGTAAGCAAGTGTTGGAAAGCCAGCACAGCTATAAGTTCCTAGTGTCAAAGCATAACCCCACAAATCAACCTCAAATGGAGCAAGCTTAATTAATGCTAGGGTAAATATACAACCAAGCATTAGCTTAGCAAACATTGCTGCTTGAATAATACTAACTGAAGCCATACCACTAATAGTACGAGAGTACATAATAGCAGCTACTCCAATTGCTGTGAGAATTAGGGACACAACACACCCAGCAATAAACCCACTCATCAGTCTCCAAACACGTTACTCTTGATCTTACTCAACGCTTCATCCATCCTCTGTTGGTGGAGGACATTAAACTTCATCTCCAACAACACTTCAATCTGCTCATTACAGTTTTCAATAAAACCTTCCAACTGCCTAATAGACTTAGCATTGTTTTCCTTAGACTCCCTAACACGCTTCAGTTGATCTTCAACGTGCTTGAGTTGATCATCATAACTCATGTTATGAAACTCTTCAAATTTAACTTCACTCATTTTAATACTGATTTTCTGAGTACCCAACTACATCACCTTCGTAGTCTTCAGCAATTTCTTTAAACAATTCAATCATTTGTTGACGTGCTCGTTCGTCATATTCATTTTCCGCTTTGCGGTTAATGTGGTCTAAACAATCACGAAGATCACTCATCGTATTTTCAAACCGGCAGTAGCTCATATTAGGCATTACTTTCCAAAAATTTGATACAATCTAAGAACAAAATTATCACTTTCAAACTTCATTCCAACTTGCTCTCCATAACCAATGAGAGTACTTGCAGTGCTAACAGGCAAATCAGTAACCAGTGTAGCTTTCTGCATGTTACGAATCAAGGCAGCGTGTGAATGTTGATACAATTCCTTATCAGCATCCATTGCTTTCCTAATATCAAGGTTTAAGTCTTTTAAAATACTCATGTTTAATTATTTTTCTTCACATTTAACAATCCAATTCACTCGGCGGTACAGCGCCTGGCGTTGCTCACACTTGTTTCCATAAAGCACACCATTCACTACTGCAACCGCATGTCGCTCAAGAATCACAAAATAACGACCTTTAGGATGAGCTTCAATAAACGACTTCAACGTGTAACCAACCTTCTTATTCTTGTATTTTGGGTTGGTAATCACTTTGAAACCTTTAGGCTCCATAATCCACTTCTTGTCGGGGTGGCAACCATAAGGCCTCAACTTGTAACCATTTTTCACCTTACCCAACACACTCTGAATAGTAGCGGAGGTGTAGGTACCTTTTCCAAACTTACGCCCCAGGTTTTTCTTAACAAACCCATGAGCACGATCATAAGGCAAATCAAGAGCACCCATAAACGCTCGAACAACACAGTCATTAGTCTCACGTTTTGCCAATTCACTTTGACTCGCTGCCAAGCTTCCACTATCAACAAAATATTCAGGCTTCAACTCTTCAACAATCGTGGTTCCATGCCAACCAGTATAACCAACTTTTTGTGTAATCGCTTCTTTCATGTGCTTAACTTTACCCCATGAATATACGAAAAGGTTTTAGATCCCACAAATCTTCAAATGACGATCAGATGACGCCAAGCTGTTTAGCTCGGCCATATCCAATCCATTTATTATTAGCAGGGTTAAAATACTTACGTTGTGTTTTAGGCAGCTTAGCGTTTTTTTCCTCCCAAGTTTCAGTATCAGGTGCTTCCTTAACTTCAACCTTATAAGGTCCTCTAGGAAAGTAATCTAAATCATAATGCCAAATAGAAATACTACCATCAGTATCCTTAAACTCCCTAGTAAACTTACGAGGAGGGGGAGTATCTTCAAGTGGTGGTCTACCTCTACTCATCACCAAATAAGACTAACAATAGTTTTAAGAATAATTACACCAACATAAACAGCCATAATATAAAATCCAAGCTGAATGGCAGTAAATACTACCGTGTTAGCTTTACTCAAAAATTTATCAAACCTATTCATTCAAAAATATTTCTTGCTTCATCAGTAAGTTCATACAAGAGCTCTCCGTTTTCATTTACTCCTGTAATTTTGACTAGACCCTTTTCAATCAGGCCATAAAGTGCTTCATCAATAGTATCAAGCTGTTCTTGTGTAAAGGAATGTTCCATATTTAATTAATTTTATTCATCTTCAGTACCATAAATTTCTCTCCAACCATCAGGTGAAAACCCACTGATCAAAAACTCTCGATCATCAGCATTAAGTTCTGGGAGTGCTGCTTGAATCATTTCCCCTCCCTTCTTCCACCTCATCCATCCTACTCCAGTGAAGGGAGCTGTTCGGTAAACCTTACCTGTTTGAAGGCACTTACCCTCAGCAACCATTTCTTTTTCCCCTACGGGAATCAATTCATAGGTATTAAGCATCTGTGTAGATTTTATATTCAACGTATTCGTTTGTTTGGTCGATATCAATTATCATCATACCAGTGTTACTAAGGTGAGTAACGCCATCACCTTTAATCCCCATCACCTGTCTAATTTTAATAAAATCATTCAAGTAATAAACTGTACTATCAATGTGAAAGTAAGCATCACCTTCTTGGTCTAGGTTAATGTGGGCACCACCCGAATCAATCAGCTTCATTATCGCTCCAAAATTACAAAATCACCAAAGTTCTTATCGAACACTTCGAGTAGGTTTTCATAATCACCACTCATCATTTCATTGGTAATAGCTTTACTATCCAACCCAAGTTGCTTAGCAAATCTATTTGCATAACCCATCAACGCAAATGCATTACCATCAGGGCCAGTAAGGTCAATAACAATAGGATGCGTTGGATCTTGCTTTTTCCTAATCATTACTTCTTGGATTTAAAATATTCCCAAATCATAGAATACACATCCCACAATGTGAGCAAACCAATAAATGTAGCTCCAAGTACCAAACTCGCAGCCGCTAATTCAGGGGCATTAGCCAACAATTGATAATTACCAACTGCATAAATAAAATAAGCACAACCTGTAAGGATCAAAGCCTTTTCAACAAAATAACGAATCATATCTTTATTTTTTAGTGGATTTGTATTCAACATAAGCATAAACGACGTTCTCTAGGAATTGGTACATTAGTTTTCCAACCAAATAACCAAGGGCAATTTTAATAATCATCCTTTAACAATTTTAAATTCAACATTCTGGGGAATCATAAACATCTTACCCAGCTTAGAGTGGACAAGGCAATTGTCACGGTCAAACGCATTAAAGCCAACACGTGTTTCCATGATTTTGTGGGCTGCTTGTGCAGCAACAAACATCTTTCCACCTGCTTTGAACACCTCGCTCTTTTTAAACTTAATCATTTGTAATTGGGGTTTTTCTTACGTCTCAATCTTACCCCATGAATATACGAACGAAGGGATGGAAATCCACCCCTTCGCATGACGTCAATATGACGAAAGAAACCCCCCGTTACATTTTTTCTGCAACATAATTCTCAAAATCCTCGAGAATATCAGCTTCAGTAAAATCTTTATATTGTTCTACACCATTTAACCTAATGTCATTAACTAATGATTTAACATAAGCAGTCCACTGGTTATCAGCAGTATTTTCATTAAGGAACTCCCTAAATTTATTTAATTCTTTCATCTTAAAATGGGACTAAAAATACTTTATATGAACTACCAGTTTCATCAATACCTAATGCCCCCTGATCAATTGGGGAACCATCTTGCTTAACAAACTCAACAAATCTCTCTGCTGCTTGTTTAGCTCTACCCATTGAAATATCTCTTTGTTGTCCTGACATTGTTCTTTGTCCCCCAAAACTTAAAGCAGCACCAGGAGAACCAGGATCAAAAGGGAAAATCATATAGTAAGCACCAATTCTTGTTACCTTACTTAATTTAGGTGGCATAGCACCTACTTCCTTAGCTATCTTTCTAGCATTTAGTTCAAGACCTATTTTATGGTCTTCTAAATTTTCCTGAATTATAAACTCCCTCCACTTACGCTCGTTCATTTTTTCTTAGCTTTTACTTTATCTCTCAAATCGAGAATCATATCAGTGATAGAATCAATTTGGTCGTCTGTTAATTCATCAACTACACTATTAAGTGCGTCTTCAAGATCATTAGAAGCTTTAAGTGCTTTATTTTCAGTTTGTACTTCACCTTCCATTTCACTTACTTGGAAAGTACCATCACCCATGTCTACTGCTCTTTTAGCTCTAACTAATTGAGTTTCATCATATTCTCCTTTTTCAGTTGTAATAGCATCAAGGTTAGAACCAAACATTCTACGAACTTTTAGTACTTCCATAGGCACTTCATCTTCACGTCCCTTAAAATAAACTAAATCACCTACTTGAATGTCACCTTCAGCGATCATTTCGTCCAATACATCGTCATTTTCTGCTAAGCTATCGAAATAATCAGCTGCCGCATCTAAATCCTCAGCATCTATTTCTTCTGCTTCTGGGTTGACAAGTGAATCAGCTTCCATAAGCTCACTTTCTAGACCTAGTTCTTTCATAGCTTCTACAAAGTAATAGTCGAACATAGTCTTATCATCTTCTCTCAACCCATCTTCCATCCCATCAATAAGAGCTTCAGTACGAGCTGAGTCAGGGAGTTTAGACATAAGTGGTCTAATATAATCGTAACGAGATTGTGGGTCGTTACCAAAATCAGCTTCCATTAGGTATTTCTCAATACCACCTTCTTTAAGGAATTTTGTGTAATCAAATTGTGCCATTATTCTTCAAATCCAATTGAGGCATACTCTTCAGGGTCGCCAGTTAAATTATTATCTTTTACTATATTTCTAAGAACTTGAGCAAGAATTTCTTTTCCTCCCTGGATGATATTGAACTCAGCTACTATATCTTCCAAAGTTTCAGCAGCACTCATGTGAACAGCGATGAGTTTCATGTTGTTATTAATCTCATCAGAAAGAGTACCTTCTTCAATTACTTCATCAAGTGCTTTATCATTTTCAGACAAGTCATTAGACATTGCGTCTTTAACTCTCACATCTGGGTTATCTGCTGCTTTACTAAAAGCGTTTCCTCCTTCACCACTATAGATACTATTAAGCATATCTAATCCTTTAATTTGAGCATCACCAATGTAATTTGCGAATCGATCATCATCAGTAGCAGCATCCTTAGCAGCATCAATAGAATCATGGAAATCATCATTTCCAAATGTATTGTAAAGCATACTTCCTATTTTATCAAGTTCTAGTGAACCCTTTACTCCACCCATTTTACGGATTTTTTCAAGCTTAGATAGAGCTTTTATCATTTGATCCTTAGAGCCATAACCCCAAGTACCTTCATGGATTTCGTTTCCTTCCGTTAATGCTGTTATGTATCTACCTCCATCATGAGCAAGATATTTGTTACCATTAAAATCAATCAAAACATATTCTCCAAACCCACCAAGATCAAAATCGCTTACCAATTTATCTCCATCTGTTACTTTTACAACTTTAAGTTGGCTTAAAGCATTTTCTACATCTCCTGGGGTGATGTTAAGATTTTTATAATCATCAAAGTTATATACTTGCGCAAGATAATCTCCACTAATTTTATCTACATCAATTGAATCTCGTGTAGATAAAATTTGCCCAATTTCTTCATCTGGGTTTACCTTACCACTGCTCATAAGGGGACTAAGAACCTCATCGTGAGCATTACCCTCTGTGATAAACTTCCTAAATGTGTTTAATTCTTTCATTTCAATTATAAATATACAATTTAAACGTTCCCTGCCAAGGTTTTTGTTAATTTTTGGCCACCAATTGTACGAGTATACCAACCATTACCTGGTTTAGTACCCTTGGGGTGTTTACCATGCCATTCTATGTCTTTTTTATTTAAAATAGTACGCACTGTTTCTTCATCTTCAATAGGAGTAACACCTCCTTTACCAACAAATGAATCAAATGCAGCACCACTTATTTCAACATAGTTACCTGGGCTGGTTAGTTCTTTAGATTTCCTAATAAGCAAGTTTTTAACATTACTCCTATCACCATCGTGTCCAATTCCAGTATGCTTAACACCATAAGGGGTTACTTTACCAAAATAGACGACGTCCAATTCAGGATCATCGTCTAAATCAGCTGCTCTCCAGTATTGAAGTTCAGGGTCTAAAACATCAGAGGGTTTCTTAAATTTTACGTGACCCCCAATGGATTTATAGGCATTATCTATAAGATCAAATAGATCTTTTTGTGCCTGTTTTTTCTCCTCATCATCCAAAGGTATGTACTCACCCTTAGGATAATCCTCAAGAAGTAAATCTACTAGCTTAATCATGCTAATAAATATTACTCAACTTCCTCAGGCACGATTGTTTCAATCACATCAATAAACTTGGTGAAGGGGATTCTATGACCCATACCTTCTACGGGCATAATCGCTAGCTTCTCGCGGTCTTTTAGCATTTCATACGTTATTGTAGGGTCAATAACGTCATCATCCATACCCAACACACAATACCCATCAATGGGCTTTTCCCCATTTGTAACACCATAGGGATTAAACGAACGAGAGTGCAAAGCTGGGTTAAACATAATAACTGGAATTCCAAGCGTAGTACCAACCGCATGAGCAAAGTAACCACCCATAGAAGAACCAATAATCATATCAAATTCTTCAGCAATACACAAGTCGAGGATTTCTTCAAACGCCTCAGGCTCCTCATAATCAATTTCAGGAGCATAAAAATTTTCAAATCGATCCTTTAGGTAACGCATTTTAGGACCTGTGGGCTTCGACTCAAGCCCGTGCAAATATAGAACGTTCATTTTTTCTTAATTTAGGAAACTCAAAATCTCTTCACGCGAAGTTACGAAAGATTCTCTGGGCATCAAACCAATGAATTCATCTCCTTGGATCAACCCATAAATCTCACGTTCACTATCACTCATTTCACTAAGCTCACGCAGCTCACGGAGCATTTCAATACTGTCATCAATATCCACTTGACACAGCAAATCAAACATTAACTTATCCATTAGAACGGCAAATTTTCAGATTCAACTTCCTCCTCAACCTTCTTGTAATTCTTCTCAACATCAGCATCATAATGAATAATACCCACAAACTCCATATCCTCAGCTCGGAACGTTTTTGTCATTTTTTGACCAAACCAAAAATCTCGAACAACAATGGCTTTTCCATTCTTTTGGATATCAACCATACCCATCATTTTGTCAAGAATTCCATCACCTTGGTAAAGGAACAACGAATCACCAAGATACTTATCATCACCCATGTGATTGGGATCAAATACCAAACGGTAAAAATCACTCCGGTATGAATAACCCGTACCAGGCAGTTTAAACTTAACCTCAAACACCTGAGGGTTATTAGATTCAGCGCTCAAACGAGCAAGATCCCTAGTCTTGACGATAGCATCCATCGTGTTTTCGAACTCAACGTTCATTTCCTTTTTTTCTTTCATGGCGTCTTTTTTATTACCTGAACGCCGAAATATACGAACTCAGGGATGAATCCCCAAGTCCGTATATGACGTCAATATTACTTAAAACTTGCTTGGTAAATCTGGGCAATTCCAGGCCTAGGATCATCATCACCACAGCTTGCCAACAACCCAATTATCCTACCAACACAATCTGAGGAACAGTGTCCAAACACTTGGTCGTTGTGACCACCTTGAATTATATTACACCACTCAAAGTCGTACTCATCCAACTCATCATCCCAAGGGGCTAGATCAAACAAACTAGCACCAGCACCATTCCGAGCAAACCGACCTTGCTCATCCCAGATCAAAACCTCAGCGTTATCACAACCCCAGATTTCAGTATTCATAGGAGCACCATGATCAGCGTACCGAACATCCCTATCAACGTAGTTTCCAGGACCCCACTGAACACTGATCCGGTAACCATTGATCATCATGGCGAATCCCTTGTTCATGTTAGTGTAGAAGTCCGTATCTACCCTATTACCACTTGCGTTATTACTAAAGTTCATAACTTCTTCTGCTGTTTTAAATTTCAAATCTTCCATTACAATTCCATCATTCGTTGGTAATTCTCAAGCTCTTGATTCAACTGATCAGCAAACTCAAGAACAAACTGGCTGTAACAACCAAAAGTATTAATCTCAAAATCCCGAGTCACTTGGAACCTCGTGGTATTAAAATCATTATTTTTCGGGAAAACGTACCAGTAACCGTGTCCTTCATCAAAGGCTTCAAAACCTTTACGCTCAATGAACTCGTAGAACATCCGAGTCACTTCTTGTTTTTTCTCTGTTTTCGTCATGGCTGTAATCATTAACACCGTGAATATACGAAAGGATCCGCGGATCCAATCCTTTCCGCATGACGTTAATATGACGCAATCACAATTTGATTGCTAGAGTGTCTCCACCTTCTTCAATGATACTATATCCTTCCCTTTCCAGGTAGTTCCTTGCTTTATCGTACTTACCCATAGCTTTACAATGATTATTTTCAAATACAATCATTCTTGGTAAATATCTTAGACCCATAATAAGATCAGTGTCGTACCCTTCTAAATCTAAATGAAGGAAATCATAATCAGTATACCCTTGTTCTTCAATTAACTCATTAATTGCTTTGCTAGGCTTAGTTTCCGAAATAATTTCTCCACCAGATGCACATTTTTTACTTACTTCTAAAATTATAGAATCCATCCAACCATTATCAGTAGTATGCCAAGTAACATCCTCACCATTAACCGTTATAATATGATTTAAAAAAGTACAATTTGGGAGCTCAAAATACTTTTCCTTTAACTTATCAAATTGTTTTTTACTCCCTTCAATAAGTAAACATTCTACACCCATGTCTCTAACAGGATCCACCCAATGCCCCCATTCCCCGTCATGAGGACCTATAATTATACCCTTACACCCAGGATTTGCTTTAACAAAAAGGGAAAATGCCTTATCAATATTACCCCCATCTAAAATAGAATTCCACCTTCTAGTAAACAAGTGAATCCCATCTTGGGTGTAAATACTAATATCACATCTAGGGCATGAGTTTCCACTGTTCCATGAGGCCCACCCACCAGGAGGGATGTTTGTTTCCCACCCCTTATTACTTCCAAATTCTCTTTCAGGATTTTCTATAGGGAAATGACTAAACTTTACCCTAAATTTACCAGGATGAATTAGGGCCAGTGTAGGATCTAAATCAACTCTAAATTCATTTGATTCCTCTCCTTCATTTACTTTTAAATATATCATTAAGCACTTAGGTTTTGTCTGATAGATTCATCTATATCTTTAACCATTTCATTAAAGTTTTGAGCATAAACATTTAAAGCAGAACTCCCATCAAACTGGAATGTAAGAAGCTCTTTGAATGCTAACATAGGTATATTTCGATCTCCTAAGTTATAATTAAGCCAATCATCATTAGTTAACCACCCCTTTGTCTCATATAAATCTGTAAAGAGTTCTTTTGAGTTTTCATTTATAAGGTGGCAGTGACCTGAGAATATTTGGTCACATTCGTAGATATTTTTACTTACTTGTTTACCAAATTTGGTTTTAATCCAAACAGGATAAAAAGGAGGCTCAAAACGGATAATAGGATAATCTACTCCACTGTTAAATAATTCAACAGCCTCACTTAATCTCTGCTTAAATAAATCTATATCAAGTATACGGCAATCAGATTCACATATTAAAGTATGCCCCCTATCAGCAAACCCTAAACTTATAGCTTGTTTATGAGCCAACCAACACCCATAATTAAAATCAGTTAAATTTAAACCCTGAGCGTTAGGAGGTTTAGTTCTTCCTACATAATTCCCTCTCCAATTATTAAATATATTATCAACAGGAGCATCCCATTCGTATGGGGGATTTTCAATACGAATGTATCTAACATTCATATCACTGCTTAACTGCTTAAGTTGCTCCATAGATTGTGATTCCTTAGAATCATCTCTATTTAACCCAAATTGTACTATTTTAAAATCCATCCTTTTCTTCAGATTTCTTATTTAACATATCAAACTCTTCTTCACTCATTCCATTCATACGCATATACGTTTTGAAATCTATGTTTCCAAGTTTCATATGTGCATTCCAACCGTTAAGCCAACGGGTTTTATGCATTATAAATTCCTTAAGCGTCATTACCCACAGGTTTTACTTTCTGCTCATTTTCATCCCAAACATACCCACACTCTCCAGTATTGTAGTACCTCTTTTGGTACTCAATTTTTTCCTTAACATGGGAAGGTCCACCAATATTTTCATCATTAGTCCAAGTATAGTGTTGAGGATTAACCAATTCTTTAGGTATAATTAAACTAGGGGGCCACCTATACTCAATGTTTCCTTCCCCTTTATGCCCTATAGGATTTCCTTCTCCAAGATAACTCCAGTGAGCATCATAATAATAATGACTAATCCCCCCAAACCTTTTAATCCACCATGCAGTGTGTTTTTCCCAATCTATACCTTTCCCTTCTCCCCCAACTAAATTATTAAATACTGTCTTATAATTATAGTCTGGGTTTTGTTCTATAAACTCAATATAATTATTTACCTCCTCTTCGGTGTAAAACTCATCTGAGTCCAACTGAATCATTAGGTCAATGTCTTGTTCCCTCATCCAAGGAATACACTTATCCCTAGTTGTATGATCACCCAACAAGTTATCTGGGTCTGGCTGGAACAGATAATCTATTTTTCCTTGTCCCAGCATACTTTCCAGTAGCTGGATAGTGGGCCCATTTAAGTTCTCACAACCCATGTCATGATAAATCTTAAATTGCCCACTACCTACCCATATCTTAAGGTCGTACCTATCCTTAAGTTTTAGCCAGGGTTCAATTAATTTCTCAAAACTATCAGCGCTGTTGTAAGTTATAATTTGTATTCCTATTTTCATTCTATAAGTCCTTTTATAAATTGGTATACAAATATACACAACATAATGGGCCACGCCACAATAAGTGAAAAACGTTCCCACCCATTTACATTTTCCCCACCCCACCTTATTAGGCTTTCTAGGATAAAAGATACAATAACTCCTATTAGTAGGTAACTAAGTATTTCATTTTGATAATGTAACATCGTATATACGGATTAAGAGGGGTGGGTGGTCTGTTAAAAGCTTGTTTTAATACTCATCTTCTCCGTACTCATCATAGCTATCTTTGTAGCTATAATAATCATCAACTCCATCTTCAAAATCAACATCCCCATACTCACTAATCATATCGGGATTAATACCTTGCTTACGGAGCTCTTCTTTCATCTCCTCCTCAAGCTTATTTTTTGGCTCTTGAAAATTTTTCATGCTTTCTTGGTTTTGCTTCTCGTGGATCTTTATCGTGCAAAAATGCAATTTTGTTTTGTGTATATTTGCTTGGATTTATTTTTTTATTTGATCTAAACAGGTAAGTAGGACCATCATATTCTCTATATTCGGCCTTAACATTAGTATTTTCTTTATTATTACCTTCTAAATGTAAAATTCTCCGTTTACCTACCCAACTCCTAAACTCATTACACGTTACTCTATACCAATCTTCTAGATTAGGCACATACACTTCACAACATAACTGCTCAGGGAAATCATATTTGAGCTTAACTGTCTGTCCTTTCTTTTCGGCCATATTGAGCAACTATATTTAACAACTTAGCAATTGTATCCTCAGTGGAGGTGTGCAAGATACCAATTCCTCCTTTAGATTCCCAACCTTCAATGTTGTCTTTTCGATCATCAATCAACACATGGTTAGGAGCAGCATACTTTTTCTTATTGTATGAGTAAGCTAAATTTAATTTAGCTCCCAACTTATGGTTTCTAACCCACAAACGCTTACCTAAACGTGAGTGTTCAGCACGTGAAGGAGAAGACAACAGCTCTACATCGTGGTTTGTTTTAAGATATTCCCACAACAACTTACCATCTTCCATCCATTCCATTCCTACCCAAAATCCAACTCCACGCTCATCAATAAGTTCCCAAAACTCATCCTTACCGTTTTTCTCAGTAAACTTAGTAGGACTCCAAGGGTGGATTTCATTAAAGCGCTTATCAAAATCAGTAAGCACCCCATCCATATCACAATAGATCTTCAGCTTCAATTCGTTCGATTTTGTAAAGGTGTCCTCTACGGATACATCCAAGTTGTTCATTGTTATATATTGGTTTTGCTTCTTCAACATTATCACTAAAATACGGATACCCTCTCCTTAAACCTGCAAATACTTGAGCGTATTCATCTATTACATAAAATGGTTGTTTGCGTTCTTCTGCTATTTTACGGTCGATCTCGTTCTCCCGCTTCCTCAAATCTATGTACATACTTTTGGGATTGACGTTGGATTTCTTCTGCTGTAAATCTAATTTGGAGGAGGAGTTCATACACTTCTTCTGTTACATCACAGTAGTAACGAGCATCAATTTCATTTAGCTGCTTAAGGATGTATTGAGCCTCGTTGTAAATTTTATTCTTCGACATCTCCATCAAGCATCAAATTATTGTTTTCCAAAAAATACCAGAAACGCTCAAGCCATAGGCCGATACGTACATCATCTATTAGGTCGTCTACACCCATTCCTTCACTACGGGCCTCAGCTACTTTAACAATACCATAGTCAGCCATATCACGTGCTTTGTTAGGTTTACCTGCTTTTAGTGCTTCGCGGGCCTGTTCGTAACAATCAGAGACTGTTGTTTTAATCTTCAGCATTTTTATGTTTTTTCTTACGATTAAATTTAGATTTATCCTTGTGGGTACGATTAGCAGGTTGCTGAAAGTACTTACCATCAGGTAAAGTAGAATTGATGTTTTTCTGCTTTTTCATACACCATAAAGGTACGAAAGTTCCCGGAATAAACCAAATCTTCATATGACGAACTTATAACTCCTTTTTAAGGGTAGAGATACCATCCCATAAAGTACTTTTTTCATCCCCCCACTTAATGGTTTCTTGGTTAGAAATACTTAATTCTGCTTCTTGCCCTAATTCAGCAAATCTAAAAAGGTTCATATTGGTTCTTCCCCCCATATTATTCCAATTATTTTCACTTCCTCCCCATAAATTAGAATGGTGAATCCATGCAATACCCCCAGGTTTAAGTACTCTGTGTATTTCTTTAAGATAAGATTCAATTACTTTCTCATCCATATGCACAAATGAATCCCAAGATAGAATAAAATCCTTACTTTCAGGAGAAAAGTCATATAAATTTGTACCTGAATTGGTAAAGTATCCTTGTATTTTATCTCCAAACCTCTCTTGGCATCTATCTATACAATTAGAATTTAAATCTACTATTTCTAGGCTATCAATATCATACTCTAGAAGCTTTTCGGTTATTCTACCATACCCAGGAGCTATCTCAAGTACATCACCTCTGAGGAATTGGGAAATTTTAGGGTGAATAATTTCATCCCACATATTTTGTGTACTACCAAATTGGGTAGACCACTCATCCCCATCTTTTTGCCATGTAGAGGGGTCCCCCCACATTTCAATATTATTTTGAATATTTAAGGATTTCATGTTAACCCCATTACTTCTGAGTGGTGGTAGAATTTGCCTTTTTTAAAGTTGGCTTTGTTAATTCTACGGCCTTTACCACTATCTGCCCTTTGGACAAAATAGTAAGGACCCTCACGGTCATCATATGCTACTTGGTTAATTTCAGCGGTAACAATATAATCGTTTCCTTTACGTGAGTCAGGGACTCTAACTTGTTCAAACATTTTCATTTGATATAATTTTAATTTTGTACCTAAGGTGGGACTCGAACCCACACGCCGAAGCACTGGTTCCTAAGACCAGCGTGTCTACCAATTCCACCACTCAGGCATATGACCCTTAGTGGGTCATTTTAGCTGCTGGCTCGTACGCAGCAAGTGTATCAAGAAGATCACTTACGTTTGCGATCGAATCAGTAACAAGGTAGTTGTTAATTACTACACTGTCAGGAAGGAATCCACCTGTTGAGTCTGTTTCGTGACAGTCTACCTGGTCGGTGGTGGTGTCTGTTGTGCCACAAGAGGCAAGGCCCACAATAAGGGCAGTTGTGAATAAATGTTTCATTTGTTTTTGGTTTTTAAGATATACCAGGGTGGTGTATCCTTTTGTTTTTTCGGTAATTTCCTAAATGTTTGTACTCCAGGGTATTTATACCCTTCACAAAATATATCTACTGTTTTTTCCTTTTTGTTAACGTTATAAATCTCTCCTTCAGATTCCACGCCAAATAGAAAAAATTTTATTTTATCTCCAACTTGCATTTTTTAATATTTGTGGTCCCTACTGGACTCGAACCAGTGACCCCCTCGGTGTAAACGAGATGCTCTGAACCAACTGAGCTAAGGGACCTATAGGAAGTTCTTTGTTGCTAATTTTTAGCTATTTTTTGTTAAACGGTCTTCTAATTTATCTATACGAGAATCTACCATACGATAAATATCCTCTACTTCACGTGCCACATTTTCATTCGTTTCCCTAAGTGGTTGGGTGGCGTGATCATTTATTCTAATGTCCATTTCTCTATAGATTTCATTATATTCTATATTTGTTTGCCTTTTGTGTTCTTCAACTACGTTTTCTAAATAATCTATTTTTTTATTTAACTTAAACACACTCACAACTGCATATAAGAATGCAACTGTAAGCACACCTAAACTGTAAAATAATACTTCCATGATTTCTAATTTTTAATTATTAATAAAATCAAAGAACTTCCTTAGCGCTCCCTCCTGGGCTCGAACCAGGGACCCTCTGATTAACAGTCAGATGCTCTAACCAACTGAGCTAAGGGAGCTACACGCAGTCTTCAGGTCGGAATAGCAGGACTCGAACCTGCGGCCCCCTGCTCCCAAAGCAGGTGCGCTACCAACTGCGCCATATTCCGTATTGCCCCACTCAGCAGTGAGGACTTGTCCGTCTGGTATCTCGTCGGACCACTGAGACCCTATATTTTCGGCTTATAGGGGCCGAGTCTCCCATATTAGACTAAGGGTTGAGCCACTAGCAGGATTCGAACCCGCGACCTGCTGATTACAAATCAGCTGCTCTAGCCAACTGAGCTATAGTGGCTTGCATTCGCCTCACACGCTGTGATCCCGCTGGGACTCGAACCCAGGACCCTCTCATTAAAAGTGAGATGCTCTAACCAGCTGAGCTACGGGATCATAAAATGAAGGAATGGGTAAAGAGTTATTCAGGCTCTTAAGCGCGACTAGCAGGCGGTTGTATTGGTAAATCATAATGGCACAAGAGGAGTGTTAAACCCGCATCCCATTAATCATTTCACTTCATGGCTGCTAACCCCAATTGAAGTTCACAATATCGCTTAGTAGAAATTTATTTCCACATCGCACAACCACACACTGAATAGGCCCACACTGGGCTTTCACCCCCTACAGCGCTTGCTGTAAGTCGAGCTACCTATTAGCATGTGTACTTTATCCCCCTAAGCGAGGGACACATTCAGTCATACCCCCCCGTGCGTGATCAGCGCGGTGGGGTTTCCTTCATTTGTAGGAACGGCAGGAATCGAACCTGCGACCTCCAAGATATAAGCTTGATGCTCTAACCAATTGAGCTACGTTCCCATATTGGTGCGCCATTTATTACGCAGTGGCGTCATCAGCGAATGTTATTTATTCCAGTAAGTAAAGAACCTAGTACCCCCGACAGGATTCGAACCTGTGACCCACAGCTTAGAAGGCTGTTGCTCTAATCCAACTGAGCTACGAGGGCATGCTTTTGTACCGCTGGCCGGGATCGAACCGGCACTCACCATTCGGCGAAACAGATTTTAAGTCTGTCGTGTCTACCTATTCCACCACAGCGGCATTTTATTATTTACATAAGATACGATGTATCCGTTAAATCTCCAACTCCAGCAAACCTCTCTTCGTAGGCTTCAATGTATTCTTCAAGTGTCATCATGCTGCTGCCATGTTTCGTTTCATCCAAGCTTGGGCCTCGTGAAGACCCGTTTCGTGCTCAAAGCACAGGGCCTTGATCTTTTGACCAACCATAGCCATTTCTTCAGGACCCATCTCACCGTATTGGGCTTCTTGGCGTTGGATGAAGTAATTAACTTTCTCATCATTGCCCTTGAAGATGTGGTAGGCAATCTTAGGGAGGTAACCCTCCGGGTAGCGATCATTTTGCATGTTGTTGTTGTTTTGCATTTGTTTCTTTCTCAACCTTACCCCATGAATATACGAACGGGGTTTCTGGATCCCAAATTTTCAAATGACTTTAAAATGACTTATCTTTTTCTCTCGATACCCAACTGCTTTTCCAGCTCACGCATCTCACGTCTACGCTTAGCTTTTTCCTTACTCACAGCACGCTGTTGCTTACTAGGAACTCGCTCCTCCATTTCAGCCCGAAACTCCCTAAGGAACTCCTCACAGTCACGGCGGTCCATTCCTGCATTCCGGTAACCTAGTACCTTTTCAAAGTACATTTTTGTACCCTCAACATCACCCTTGACCATAGCATTGGCCAAGTTGTGGACATTACTAAAATAATCCCGCTTACGGCGGCGGTTGTTATGATTACGCATTTTTTAGCTCTTTAATATGCTTACACTCTCTAGTTTTCGATCTCCAAACACCAGGACAATTACAACTAAATGTAATTTTTCCAGTGGGCAAAGTCACTTTACGTGCCTCATAGGTAATATCAGGATTACTCTTAGAAGTAAATTCCCTAACTACCATTTCAGGTTGCTTAACCTCCAATTTGGGTTTTTCCCAAATAACATCACTAAGCTGTGCTTGGGAATGTACCTCAACCCACTTAGGCATCAAATATTTTTTACCACCTATGTTTACAAATGTGGGGGGCATCCATGAATCCTGTTTATACTTAACCCTTTGCACAGCGTAGAATTTAGTTTTTCCGTCGGGTTTATAGCTAAATTGAGTAGAGTCTTGGATTACCGTTTCTTCGACTCCGTCTTTAATAACCTTGAAAATAGCCATTCCTTAAATCTTCGTCGTAAATATACAAACCAATTTTCGGATTTCCTCGTTTTCAAAATGACGGGAGGATTACTAGCCTTACCTTCTATTTCTAATTGATTTTCTAAAGTAGCCATTAAACACATCCCCTGGAGCATCATAGGGTAATATGTTGCTATGAAGGTTAAGTCCTCATCAGACATAACCCTCATAGCTTCATTTATGGTTACTGATTCAAAGTTTTCCATTGTAGTACTCGTCCAAGTCCTCATCCTCAGCACTCAAGTACTGAGGTGGTTTTGACTTAGGCTTTTTCTTACGTTCCTTGTAATTGGGGTACTCGTTTTGCATAAATTGGTCCCAATCCTTGAGCGCTTCATAGCGCTGCTTGTGACTATTTTTACTCATCGTCCTTGTCCTCTATAAGCTTTTTTATAATGCTTGGAAGTTTTGTGATTGCTGGTTTTTGTTTTAGCGTGAACACCAGGTCTATTCACAGAGCTATCACCTTTGTATTCAAAGGCACTAATTTTCTTAGCCATTTTTGGTTTTTAAATAATTTATTGCTTCTATAATTTTTTGACAACCTTCATATGCCTCTTCATTCTCAAAATGAATAAGGTTTGTATTTAATGTATCTATAAATTCGTCAGTTTGGATAGATAAGGTATAAGATGCTCCCTCACTTTCTACTTCTACTTCGAATACGGGTAGTTCTTTTCTCTTTGTATCTATATTATTTAATATAGTCTCTACTATTTGTTGTGAAATAGTAAACTGTTTGTTTTTAGTCATAGCCAAAAACTCATCATAGTCGTTAACCAGTATTTTTTTCACGAATACCACTTTTTAAAATAAATCTAGAAATTTATCGTTTATTTCTTTTGACTTGAATTTACGCATTTTCTCATCATTCTCCAAACTTTTTGTCGCAAGTTTTTCGAGATGTTTACGTTTTTGTCCTTCGTAGTCGTCCATTAATTTTTTATGCTTACGCTTTTTCATAGCTAAAATACTTAATTGTGAAGTTACTATCAGGTATTTCTGAATAAGGCATATCCTGAGTAACATGATTATTTATCACAACATTCATTTTAGTAGAATTTACTTGCTTCATAACTAAAGGATCATCTATAATACGAACTAATCTATTATTATAGTAAAATTTCAACGAATCTAGACTCCAATCTAATTTATACTTTATAAAATCTTTAGTAGGATCTTTAAAACCCATAAAGTGACTTTTAGGTCCCCACATTTTATTTTTTCCATTTTTAGTATAGTGGACATTAGTATCTATATGTCTCCAAGCCCAGGGTTTATTCCAATTAAACCTAAGGTAATCAGGACGATTATGAGTATAACCTTCAAATATGTCTATTTCAGGGGGCCAACTATCCCAACTCCACATCCAAAAAGCAGGCCATAAATTTTTACCATAAGGTAATCTAGCCTTTATTTCAAATGTGCCAGGACCAAATTCAGTAACACAAGAAACTAAACCTACCCCTATTTTAGATCTAACACCTAAATGTGAAAATTCTTTAGGATTATACTGGGTTTTTAGGTTTAAATATCCTTTAAGTGTAGTTTGTACTGCTGAAGGATCATACCAACAATAAGGTTTATCTTTATGGATTGATCCCCAACGTTCCTGGGTTAACCATTCATATCCTGACCAGTTTAGTGTTTTCATATTCTTGATATTAAGTCTAGTTCGTCTTTATCTTCTAAACCCAATTCTTTTAGGCGTTGGAGATGGTAATCATCAATTTCCCAATCTACTTTACCTTCATTAACTGGTTTGTGTTCTTCCATTGATTGGACCTGTTTGTCACTAAATATGTCCCCTACTGTTAAAAAATAGCAATTATAACAGAGAAGTTCTACGTTATCCAATTTATAATTTTTTTTATTACCGTCTTTGAAGTTCATTATTAATGGAACTTTATAATCTAATACCCTTCGTTCATTAAAATTGCAATTTGAACAACAATCATCTAAATAACCCTCACCAATCATTCTTTCACGAATTTTAACGGCGCTAAAATGGGAAGGGTCAATTCTACCTTCTATAATATCTAATACAGCAGGTTGTTTTACACTACCATTTAAAAATTTAGGTATCCCTTTACCTGCTTGGTTTTTATGTTGTTCAAATAAATTTTCGTGTGTTTCACTATCATAGTTTTGGGCCCACTTCTTATAATGAATATAAGAAACACCTAAATACCTAGCTGCTGCTCGGTTAGACTTAGTCTTATTCATAGCAGCTTGTATTTGTTGTTTACTAAGTGGTTTTGCTTTAGGCATACTTTAAAGTTTCATCATTTCTTCAGCCCAATACATTAGAAATTCCCATAGATCATCTAAATCTTTAAAAATATATTCTTTACCATTTGGGTCTATAAATGGGTTTATGTTATCCCCATCTGTTTTTCTGGCGTACACGTAAAATATAATTGCTTCACCCGCAACTTCATCAAAACAAAAATTAATAAATCCTTCGATTACTCTGAAGAAAGGATCATCATATGTAGAAAAATCAGCACCATACTTTATATCTATATCATTTTGACGCTGCCATACTTCCTCAAACAAAGTCATGACCCTAATGAATTCTTCCTTTAGTTTATCTTCTTCATTAGTGCCATCAAAACGCATAGTAATATTAGATCCTAAGATCTGCTCAATTACTTTTTTTATTTCTTTTTTCTGATCCATTAACCTCTTCTTTTAACTTAACTAATTCAGCACACTGGGTATAATCTTCTTGTTGCTCATAAAACTTAATAGCAGTTTCTAACACTTTAGTAAAATTACGTTGTTCTAATACTACTGAACATTCTAAATTAGGGACATAACATACTCGAGCTGATTTACGCTTTTTAGTTAAAGCATGTTTTATTGTAGCTATCGCTTCGTCTAACAATAACTTATGGAAGTCTTCACTTTCTACTAGAGCTTCTAACTCTTCAGTTTCATCATACTGAATTTCAATAGACAAAACATCTCTTTCTTTTTTCTTTGCCATAATAAATAAATTTAGGTTAGTGAGATAGCTGTCACTAATAAATATTTAGAAGTCTAACATCTTTGAGTTGTTTTCTGGGTTGTGCTTAGCCCATTGTCCCCATTTGTATCTAAAATACTCGTGACATAATTTTTCTTTTTGTTGTTTGGCTTGTTTTTCTTCATAGGTAGATTCTGTACCTATAGAAACAAAATGATAAAAATGACACTCAAATGTTCGAAGCATTTGTAAACCTGCTATCTCACATTTTAAAAAGAAATCCCAATCAACAACCCAGGCACCAGGATATGCTTCATCCCATCCCCCTATTTTCATATAGTCCCATTTATTCATAAAAATAGGTAAAGTGCTTCCATTGGGTTCTACTTTGTTTTCTTCTATAATACTTTCTTCATACTCCCAAAAAGCATCTAAATCAAATGTTTTAGGATCTCTACCTAAATCTTTAATGTGCATTTGTTTAAACATACTAGGAATGGGCTCAATTTGATTAGGGGTTAGTACTGACCCTGGGGAATAGTTTGCTACTAATGCTACATCCCATTCATCAGGAAAAACATTATCATCATTTACAATAAGAATTTTATTAGAAGTAGCATTATATACTCCTAAATTAGTAGCTTTACATAAACCTACGTTTTCAGGTAAATTTAAAATTTCAATGTGTTCCTTATGCTTTTCAAGAACATCTTTATTTAAATTATAAAAGCCGTCTACTACTACTATAATTTGATTTTTTTGGGTTTGACCCTTAATAGCAGAAGTTAAACATAAATCTAGAACCTCAGGTTCTTTGTAAGTAGGAATAATTACAGAAATCATATTTTAGACCAATTTGTTAGGGGAGTTAACCAAGCTGTTTCTCCATGAGTAGAATATCCTGGTATAGAAGTTATTAATAATTCGTTATTTTTTCTTAACTCAAGAAACATTTGAAAATCATTTGGGTGTGTTTCTGAAGTGTGTTTTCTTAATATGGGTTCTACTTTTTTTAGGGTACTAACTTTGGCAGCAAATGTCATAGTAGTACTATTAGTAATTTTCCAATGACAATTATCTGTTAAATATACTCTAGTATCCTCTGCTCCTCCCCCACAATAAGGATTTCCTCCATAAATAGGATCCATATACTTATCAGGATGATCATATAAAGAAACAAATGAGGCACCTAAGCTAAACCCTTCTTCTAATATTTCCTTAGATTTAGGTTTATGGAGATAATCATTTTCTAAAAAATATACTATCTCATTATCTTCTAGTTTTTCTAAAGCAAAGTTTAAAGCCAAATTAAATGTCCCGGCTCCATGCCCCACAGAAACTTTAGTAATTTGTTTTGATTTGACATATTTACAAATCATTAGAAAAGTTTCCTCAGATATATTATCCGCTATAATAACAAAATTTTCACTACCAAATGTTTTAACAGCGTTAGATAAGCAATTTTCATTAGTGATATAATCAGGTTTTATTTTATTATAACCTGCATCTGATATTCTATAAATTATTTTCATACTGCGGATAATATATAAGGTTCTAGTCTTTCAATCTCCCAAGGAGATGTTGGTTGGGTTTCTAAGATGTTAATGATTTGTTTATATCTTGACCTGGGAAGTTTACGTGCATATTCTTTACTTATAGCAAAATGACCTGTTGGAGTAAAATGGAAAGAATTAGGGCAAGGTATATCAAATAATTGATTCCACATTTTTTCAAGATTCAATCCGGGGTGGTGGGGAGCTCCTTGTTTATCACAAGTTAAAACATTGTATTGGGTACAAAAAAACCAACACCCAGGAATTGATTGAACGGATAATTGGGTCCATAGCTTTTCATCTCCATTAATTATATCAATATAATTTTGGACGTGATCAAAAGGATAATCTTGGGAAAAAAACGTTACATCTGCTAAATTATTATAATTAATAAATAGATGATAGAAAAAAGTATGAACGTCTCTTCCTTGATTTAAAGGTATATAAGCTTCTCCTGGAAGGAGAGGATTATCCCCTTTTCTATAAGGGGTTATTTTTATTTTAGGATTTAATTTATTTACCCAAGAATAATCCCTATCATAAGCTGCTATAACTAATTCTTTAATCATATTTTTACTACGGGGTGATTAGGAAAAGCATAATGGCATATTCCTTCTATTAAAATGTTTTTGTGGGAAGGGTCATGAATATCATTTTTATGGATATGAGTTAGTAATTTTCTGTAGGATTGCTCAGAAACTAAATGGTGTTTTGCTAGATTGTTTCTTTTAATTACTTTTTTTAAAAAATCTTCACATGTCCACCCCTCAATATAATTCCAGATCATTCCATTGTAGTTGTTTAGAGAATTTATATATTCATAAGTTTCATCTAAATACTTTTTATCATTTAAATAATCTGTTTTGGAGACATTTATAAAGTAAAAGTTAGTTTGTGGATAAAAATCTTTTTCTATAATTAGATTATAATCATAGTTGTATTTTATCATCCCCCCATGACCAATACCATTTAGATAATAAAAGTCTGCTTCGGGTATTTCTTTACTTAAAATGTCACTCTCTATAATAACATCATTAGCAGATTTACACAACCACTCTATATTATTTTTCTTACAATAATCAAATACTAAATTATCTAAATCAGCATAACCGTGATTGTGTCCTCTATTAACTTCAGAGTCAATTAATGTAACATTAGAAAAATACTTTTCCCATAAATTTTTATTTTCTAATTGAAGAAAGGATCCATAATTAGTAGCTACTATTATTTGTTTATACTCTTTGAGAACCTTTAAGTTATAAAGAATATACCTTTCTAAGGTATTTAAATCTTCCTGGGATGCTACGTATCCTATAGTTCCGTATGTTGATTTATTTATTAACTCCTTCAGTAACATTTTGTAACTTATTTAGATTCATTGTAGTATTAGAAGGAACATTACTAGGTTTAGTAGCAGGTGTAACTTTTTTTGTTTGCAAAGCTAAATCATATATAGATTTAGTTTCAGTACCTACATTATAAACCCCTTTACAATCTTGTTCTACTAATTTAATAATTAATGAAGCAATTTTATCAACATAATCAAAATTCCCTATCTGGTCTGTCCAGGCTTTGTTATAAGGAAAAGGGGTAGGTTTATGTGTTTCTCTTATGACTAAGTGTTTATCACTATATAACTGAACTAAAGCGTCTGATACTAATTTAGTATACCCATACCAATTATTGCAGTGGACTGGGACATCTTCTTCACTGGCTTTAGGGACTGAGTTAGTGTAGATGTAATCAGTAGAAATATGAACTAATTTACATCCCCATTTTTCACAGTATTCTAAAAGGTTTTTTACACCTACTACATTTGTATCCCAATGTTTGTTTTTATTATTAGAATAAGTATCAGTATGAGCTATACAATTAATAAGGGTTACATTAACTCCAAATTTCGGATATTTAAGAAAATCCTTATCAATAATGTCAAAATTATCTTTTTTCCTAGAAAAGTACTCCCACTGTGTCTGTTTGTGTAACTCAGTTCCTAAAAGCCCATCTCCTAGAATGATAAATTTCATTTACTAAAAAATTCTTTAACTTTATCACAAACATAATCAACATCCTCGATAGTCATACCATGATGTGCCCCTAACAAAAATCCGTTTTTCATAATAGTATCTGAATGTTCAAATTCTTGGAGGTATTCTCTATAAATTGGGTGACGGGTAACATTACCAGCAAAAGTTACTCGAGTTTGGATATTATTTTCTTCTAAAAAGGTTAACAATTCAAATCTTTTTTCTGTTTGAAGTGGAATTGCTAACCAATTAGGTTTAATACTATCATCCGGTAAAACTAAATCTCCTACTCCCTGTAAATTTTCTAAGTAACGTTCAAAATTAGCTCTACGAATTTTAGAAAACTTTTCAAAACGCTTTAATTGAACTAAACCAAAGGCAGCATTCATTTCACAAGCTTTCATATGGTAACCTAATACTCCATACAAAAACTTATGGTCATAGGGTATACCATCTACTTTATGATTAAAACGATCATCTATTACTTCTGAATCGTCTCCTATACGACCCCAGTCTCTATACTGAAGGCAACGGGTGACGTGTTTTTTATCGTTAAACATTACCATTCCTCCAACTCCCCCAGCTGTAATAACGTGTGAAGCATAAAAACTTGTAGTAGATACATCAGTACATTCTGTTTTAGTAATAGTGTCTGCTGAATCCTCTACTAAAAATATATCTTGTCTGTTGTGATTATTTAATTCAAACCTTAAAGACTCCCAATCGGGTTTATTTCCAATAAGATTAGGCAGCATAATAGCTTTAACATCCTTATCTACTACTTTCATTATATCTTCTACTTTAGCACAATATGAAGTAGGATCAACATCTACAAATACCGGAACATATCCTAATTGAATAATTGGGGCTAGTGTAGTTGAAAAAGTACAAGCCGGAGTAATAATTTTACTCCCTTTGGGTAAGTCTAAAGAAGCAATTGCTAAAAGGCAAGCTGAAGAGCCTGAGTTAACAAATACTCCATGTTTTTTACCAAAGCGTTGGGCTATTTCTTTTTCAAATTTAACAGATTGGGGGCCTTGCCCACCTAACCATCCAGAACGAAGGGATTTTTCTACTGCTTTAATTTCTTCCTCACCATAAGATTCAAACTTATAGGGGGCATACCATACTTTTTTCATAACGTTTCGTAAAATTTATTTTGTTTTTCTTGGCGTTCAATATCCTTAACATGGATTAAGCAAAATTCATCATTAGCTGGGAATTGGGTTTGGGTCTTATGTCCTGTTAAATGTTCGTGTACTTTATTTTTCCACTTAATTCGTTTAATATTTTTGAAAATACGACACTGGTAATCAGGGAAATTTACTCTACCTTTACTATCTACATTCCATCCCCATTTTTCAACGTGTTTTTTAGTTAAACCATTAACTTTATTAATACGAGGAACCCAAAATACATCTACCTTATCATTCATTTTAATCATAGATTCAATAGTATCCATTAAATAATCATCTGGGTATTCATCAGCGTCTATTTGAAAAATATAATCTCCTGAGCAATTATCTTTAAGATTATTTTTAAAGGAAGCAAAATCCCCATTTAATGGGAATTCAATGTGTTTATAAGGCATATTAAATTCAGCATACTCTTTTAATACTTCATATACCTCAGGAGTAGTATTACCCTTATCACATTGTACTACAATTTCATCCTGTTCACGTTTATGTTTAAAGAGATAATCCATAAGGTATTTTATCTCCTTCCATTCATTACATACAGGTATAGCGTAGCTTATTATCATTATTTCATTGATTCAAAGACCCCAATATAATCAAGAGCTTCCATATAATCACGCTCACTAAAATTCTTAGATGAGGAATTATCCATTTTATGAGTATGGTATTCCCCTGGTTTGTCTTTTATAGGGAATCTTTCTTTTTCATCTTCAGGTATTTCGACTACAGGAACAGCTGTCCACCCCCAATTATCCTTTCCAGTCCCATTTACATAAACCATTCCTTTATCTGGGAGGTTGACTGTACTAGGGATCCAGTAGTAATTATTATCATCTACGAATGTTAATTCTTTATAAAGCTCAGGGAGGACTTCAAGTTGTTCTTGAAGAAATTCACTATCTTCTTTCATGTAGTTATGTGTCATAAAACCACAACCATAACACATTCTATTAACTAAATTGTACTGTTCTTGGGTTTCATAACAGGCGTCACTCCCACAACGGGGGCAGGTAATTAATTTATCTTCAGACATTTTCTAATTTTGGTAAGTTTAACTTAGGTAAATTTAACTCTACATGTTCTGGGAATAAGGGGGTATATATAGAGAAGTATTCTTCTAATTGTTGCTTCATGTTATCCATACTAAAAGAGTTTTTACTTTTATGGTATTGAAGAGTTGCTCCCTTTTGGTAATTTTTATAATTTGTAAACATATCATAAAGGTAATTACCAAAATCTGAGGAGTTTGGAGAGAACCATTTGCTTTCTTTTAAGATCATATCTTTTACAACAGCACTAGAATGGACATTTTTTAACTCCCCATTTACTAAAGGAGTAAATTTAGCATCTAAAAAGTCTATATGCCCACTCCAATTTGTAGCAATAATTGGTTTTTTAGTTAAACTAAATTCAAGGAGAGGACGACCAAAACCTTCACCTTTAGTTAAAGAAACCATTGCCTTTACTTTTCTGTGATTGTAAAGTTCATTCATTTCTTTATCTGTAAATTCACCATGAAGTAAGTAAATATTAGGTAAATTATTAGCTTCTACTGTGGAGCGAATCTGGTTTATTTTATCTAAAATGATATCTCTATCCATGTAAGAAGCACCCGCCCCACTACATTTTAAAATAAGAGCAGGGGTTTTCTTTTTATTCTTAAATGTTTCTAAAAATAGTTTAATAAGTAAACCTACATTTTTTCTATCTTCTCCTAAATCACCTTGCATCCAATGTCCTACAAATAGGTAAGCAAATGATTCTTTTATTTCTTCTAAATCTATAGAACTTTTTTCTTTAGAAGGAAAATATGTAGTTAAATCAGCTCCTTCAATTAATACTTCTACAGGCTTTTTTAGGAATACTTCCCCTAATTTAGTTCCATCTGGTCCTTCTTTAGTGAACTTACTGTCTTTAAATACTGTTTGAGAGTGAGTAGAAGAAACTAAATTTAAATCCATTCTATTAAGCCCTTCAATCCATTGGGGAGCACATACTGTAGTTTCAATTCCTGCTGTAATTCCTATATTATATTCTCCTACGGGCTGAAATTCATTGGGGACTGTTATTTGCGCCCAAATTTGAGGTTTAGAAGGAAGGTGATTACCAGGAGGTAATAAATGAGGAGTTAAAAACTCCCACTCAGAATGATCTTCTATAAAACCCCAAGGGGTATTACCCCACCTTTGGGGAAGGATTTTAACATCATACTTATCAAGTTCAATAATAGATTTAACTATATCTCTAGATCTGGCCCCATAACCTGAGTAGGTATCAACAGGGCAACTTATTATAAATAATGGTTTCATTAATAGTCTAAATTATGGGGAATAAATTGACGTTCGATTTTGTCAACTTTAATTAAGTTATATTTTTTTCTGGGTTTCCAAGTATCAAGTAATTCATTTATATTACTCATAACTCTATATCCCATTTGTTCTGAAGTGAACCCTGCTTCTTTACTAGTGGCCCACTCTCTACCTAAATCTCCTCTGATTTTTCTTTCTTGTGGGCCCATTTCATAAGCTTCTAATAACCTATCAGCAGCATCACTAGCATCACATCTATCATCAAAAATATAAGGAGTAGGTACAGATCCTACAATAGAAATATTAGAAGGATAAACTGGTAAAGCCCATTTACCATGTTGTCTATAAGTACCCCTATGGTTTGAAGGTACTTCACTGTCTGGGGTAAACCATTCTCCTTTATGGTCTACAAACCTCATTTGGTCTTGCATACCTCCAGTTACGTTAGCTATAATAGGATTACCTACTAATAAAGCCTCAGTTAAACTTAATCCCCACCCTTCATTTGAAGTAAGTTGAATTTGAACATCCGTAGAATTATATAAGTAATTCATCTGTTCAGGAGATAGTTTTTGTTCAGAAAATATAAAATTATATCTTTCGGGTTCGTTTCCACATAATGCCTCTATAACTGCTGGGAGGTTAGTTCCATTGTTGTCTACTTTGGCTGTATGAAGTACTAAAGCACATTTTTTAGCTTTTTCTAGGGGAAGTTTATCAACAAATTGTTTAAAAGCCCAAATAGTATCCGGGACTTGTTTGCGTCTAATATTTCTAGAGTTATATAAAGCTATAAAATCATACTCTTTTCCTCCACAAAGTTGGGATTTGAAATTTTGTAAAGTTTCCCATTGATCATGATCTTTATCTATAGGGAAAAATAACTTATGATTTAACCCATGGGGAACATACGAAATAATTTTATCCTTAGCTTTATCCCCTAATACTAGTTTATTAATGTTAACAGTTTGTTTTGAAATACCCATTAGTAAATCACAAGATTCATAATACGTTTTATTATACATTGGGGCTGGGTAATCATCCCAAATGTTTAAATAAATAATAGGAATATGTTTCCTAATTTCGTTTTCAATTTGGAACAACCAGGTCCAATATCTAGGATCAGTAAATATAAAAATAGCGTCAGGTTTTTCCTGTTTAATTAAATGCCTAATTAAATCAGGATTACCATACCCACTGTTAGGATGTAATATAACTGAGGAATCACTTAAGCCTGCTATATTATTAGTTTCTTGGCTAAGGTCTACAGGTTTACCGGCTTCAGGGTGTTTGATTGCTGCTGCTACTTGAACCCAATTGTAGTGATGACAGGTATGTAAGACTATTTCTTTTGCTACTGTTCCGATTCCCGAGTGGGTTCTTATATCATCGCATAACAAAAGAATTTTTTTTCTTTCGGATTGAGGTATGTACCCATCCATTTTCGTAACTACTTGCATTAAAAGTTGTATTTTTATAAATCTAAATTAGTGTGATTGTGGATTTGTCTTTTAAAATCCTCATCGGTAAGGTATAAATGAACACATCTATCAGCAAGTTTTTGGAACGAAAACTTATGTCTAACACAAGCTACTTTAAATTCATCAAATAACTCACTTTGAACCTTTACACTTGTTAATGTCATATCTTTTTTCATAGCGTATATTTTGATATAAATATTCGCAAAATTAAGAAGGTGTATTTTTATTACAAAGTTTTTCATCCCCATTAAAAGGACACCACTCACATAGCCTTGATACTACTTTAGGATGTTCTTTATCTTGGTATTCACCTTTAGGAGTAAAACATTCAGTAATAAACTCTTCTAATATGCGGTCTGCTTTTTTAAGTTTATTTCTACCTGCAGCCGGCCTATGTTGTTGTACTCTATAAATTGGATAATCACTATTTTCCCATACTTTTCTACGTACAATAAAAAATTCTACTTCTATATTTTCAAGTGGAATACCATATTGTTCATTAAAAAACTTTTTATAAAGTACAAGCTGCATTTGCTTGTTTTCATCTTTCTTAGCTTTAGCACTCCACCCTCTAGTAGACGTTTTTATATCGTATACATAAAATTTATTTGTAGGTTCATGGTATAATACAAGATCAATAAAGCCTTTGTATACTAAATTTCTACCAACGTTCATCACAATTGGTAATTCAATTCCTGCTAAATGCCAACCACGATTACCAAAGTATTGTTTACGTTTTTTCTTAAGAAATTCAAGTATAGCTACACCATCTTCAAAAAATTCTCTAAGCTCCTCTGGGGATGAGTAATGGGTTTCTTTGTTTTTAGTGTAACTTTCTTTGTAGAGGCCTATAAACTTTTCTTGGAATAATTCTTCTAAATTCATGGCATCTGCTTTTACCCCAGATTGTTCATACAATACAGTAAGCCAATCTTGGATCACCTCGTGCATTGCAGTACCAAAAGTAAAGTGAATTGAAGGGGAATCATCGTAATGTCCATCTTTGTATTGAAGTGACCACTTATGTGGACAACTTCTATACATAGACATTTGTGAATAAGAAATTGTCTTTTGGTAAGCATAATTTACCTCAGGCAATTCCCTATTTTGTATCTCCTTAAGTATTTGAGGTTTCTTGGGCATATATTTTTTTTATTTTATCCCACAACTCTTTATCTTCTTTTAGCAGATCTTCCTCTGCATAATTTAAATGAGGGCGAGTATTTTCCTTCTTATTAGAAAAAGGTTTTATATGTGGAAAAACAGTTTCTATTTCTTCTAAACAATAAGTAAAATCTGCTATATTTTTAGCCAATTGGTTCCATTCATAATAAATTTCCATCCCCTTTTTTAGTTTAGAAGATTTAGGGTCTAATTTAAGTTGTATAGTAAAATATTCCCAAGCTTTTTCCTTCATGGACAAAAATGAAGATATAGTATCTACAGGGTTTCTTATTTGGTGGTATATAGATATCCCTGGAAATTTGCTTTGGACTTCCTTTAATGAAGGTCCATATAAAGGAGGGTTTTTTATTAAACACCAACTTGATACCCCATTGCTATTAATACACTCATGTCCTACATTAAAAAATTTAGAAGCATAACGTGTTCCACTTCGGGGGCATCCTGTTATAATAAATTGGCTCACAATATAATATAAGCTGATTTATTATGTTCTTTAATCTCTATAGAGGATTTACCCGTAATTTCTATAAGTTTATTTGCGATTCTTAACTCAACTTCGCGGTGGGTATCATCTATAATAATAGGGATCTTAAGATTAAATAAATCTAAATTTTCTAATACTTTAGTTCGTCCTATATCTCCTCGAGGACCATCAAAAATAAGAAGAGAATAATCTTTAGGAAGATTTCCTAACCATTCTCTATCATACCATCCTTCTTTAATAGGGGAATAATGATATATTAAATTAGGGAATTTATTCACCCAATCTTTATTATCTTCTATGCAATGGGTATTATATATTTTTCCTAGTTCGTGTGTCCCTGTTCCACTTCCTAATTCTAGAATAGTAGAACCATGAGGAATGTTATCTAGGATCCAATTAAATAAGTTAAGACCTATAGCAAAGTCTCCTAAGTTATTTTGATTTACTTTCATATAATTTTTCTAATTTTTCTAAATAAAGTATAGCGTCCATTAATTCTTCTTTCATGTGAGTAATCCACTCTTGAAATTTAAGATCTTCTCTGTCTAAATTGACACCATACTTTTTTTCACCCATTTCAGCTCGAGTGGTGAATTGTTCTATAACTGAGGTTACAATACTGTCCATTTTTATAATATAATATCTTCTGGGGAGGGTTCAAAGCTGGTGTAAAATTCTTCTGGTTCCCTCCAGTTTTGGTGTTTTTCGGTATATTGGCTTTTATATTCTACCCTTTCAGGTTTTTTATAATTTTGGGTTAAGTTTCCTTGGGGATGAAATCCTGTGGTGTAAGTATAAGAATATTTAAGATCAAGTTTTTGCATTACTTCATTTCTAAACTCTCTAGGGGTTTTATCTTCAGGTAAAATTCTGGTTAGAAATTCTGTTATTCTTTCGGTATATTCACTATCCCCAGCAAACCTAGTATCATCAAAATAACCAAAAGTTTTAAATATGTCTCTTTTATACCAATTAGTTCCAGTAGCTTCACCTTCTTTATAATATCTAGGTTGGGGTCCTCTCCAAGGATTACACCTAATACCATTAAAAATACCTACTATTACAGATAGTTTAGGGTAGGTTAAAAACGTATCTACATAAATTTTAAACCTATCATGGGTAGAAGTATCATCAGCATCATGTATTGTAAATACATTCCATTCTTTATCTTTCATATAATAAAGAGCTCTATTTCTACTATAATAACACCCTTGGTTTGTATGGTTTTTTAATACTGTAATATTAGGGTATTTTTTAGAATAACTTTGAGCAATTTTGTAAGATTTATCGGGGGATGCATCATCTACTATGACAAGTTCCCAGTTAGTATAGGATTGTTTAAGGATAGACTCTATAGCCTCTTTTAGAGTAGATTCAGCTTTGTAACAAGGTATAATACAAAGAATTTTCATAGATTAGGGTATTCTTTAAAATTTTCTAAGTTAGAAATACTTTGGGAATCCATAGCATAAATATTAAATTTAGATAAGTTATCCTTAATTGTTTGAGCAAAAGGACCACAATGTTTTAAATAAGGTGGATAATATCCTTTTTCTAAAAATGAAACGTCTATAGGTTGTTGTCCATACCATTCATTATTTTTCATTAATCTGTAAGCGGTACTAGCCCAAAGTTTATGATTGTTAATAGAATTTATAATTTCTCTAGATAAAGGGTATTCAGCCTCCCCATTTCTAAAGCATTTAGCACATTTTTTACATACTGTTCCATACTCTCCCCTAAGACATGATTGTGAAAGGTCTTTTAAGTATGTTTCTCCTACAATTTTATAAGTTAAAACCTCAGCTACACCTGCTACAGGAAAAACAAGCTCTAAGCCAGCTTTTAGAAATAAATCATAATAGTGGTTAGTGTATGATATATCAGAAAATTCTCTAAAATATTTCCCTTTCCACATATAGGCAGATTCTAAAATAGTACCTGTAGCTATAAATCCTAAATTATACCAATCCGCCATTAGTATACAAGGAATCAATACACAAAAATCTGTAGAATATCCCAAATGAAGGTTATGGTTCATTCTAACTTCTTCCTGATTAGTTGCTATATTGAATATTTTCCTATCAGGTTCATTAATTCTTATTTTACTTAAAGTAGCATAAGCATTGCTTTGATTTAAATCACGGGATAAATCACTTTTTCTTTCGTTATAACCTAAAACTGTATCATCAGGTAAAAGAAATTTAGCAGCTGTTGAATCTTTTCCTGTGGAGAAGGCTAATCCTATTTTATTTCCTTGTTTTCTACTAAATTTATGCCCTTGTAATATACCTTTTTCCCAAGGCTTTAATAGAACATATTCACATAAAGCTAATAAATCGGGGTGGGTTTCTTTTAATTGAAACCCTTCAGGCATTTCAAAAAAGATCTTATCCCTAAACCAAATAACATTTTTTATTTGTTTCCAATCCCCCATTTTACTTAAACATTTTAGCTACTTCCTTGGGTTGATACCCAGCTTTATATAAAACTTCTTCTAAGTGATCATTATCTAAAGTAATGACAGCATTAGTTGCTTCACGTCTAGAACACTCCATTATTTTACATATAGCATCTACTAATTCAGAGGTAGGTTGTTTCATTTTAGATTTAATATATTTAAGCCAAACATTTTGTTTTGGTAATAAATTACAGTATACTATATAATATTTTTTCTTATCAGTGTAAGGTATAGTTTGCACATAATTTACTAATTCAACAAATGGCTGGTGCATAGATAAAAAACGGTTAACCATGTAAGGATTAAAGGACTCCCTCTCTTTGTCCGAGAAGGAGTCCCAATCTCGTTTCTTACCTGTTAATTCTTTTAACCAATCAAATAGTGTCATAATCACCTCGAATTTCAGGTGGCAAACCTTGTCCTAAGATTTTACCTGTTTCGGGATCATAAAACACAGGAATAGGCATTACTGCATCTTCTGGGCTATTAGTAATAAAGCGGGAAACTTTGCGGAGAATAAATCCTTGTTGCCACACTTTACCACCATTTTCAGTTTCCATAGAGGTAGTTTTGCTCAAATCAATTTGTGGTTGAGCTGTCATTTCTGATTTCTTCATAATCTATTTCTTTAATTTCGTTACAAAAATAATATAATTCTTCTTTTTTTAGTACTGTATCGCAATGCCAATGCTTTCTAAGTATATTAGCATCTACTTTATCAGTAACCTTAACAGTACGATACAACATAAACATTCGATCTCCAAACTGTATTATATCTTTATATAACAACTTTGCCGGAGATTTCAAGTAGTTTAGAAATACATGCCATTATATTAATTTCCTTATCAATTCGGAAATTTGAATGATACATATATTCTTCAATAATAATAATTGCTTCTGCAGGTCGGGATGTATACTCGTCTATACGCTCATATAAAGCTTTATATAACGCTTCAAAATCTTGTACATTGGAATCAGCAATTACTTGTCTAATTTGTTTAAATGATTTTTTATTAGGCAATAATTCAATTACTTTATCAATGTAATTAGATGATACAAGTGTTTGTTTATCTAACTCTAGTTCACCATCTCTAACGCTCATCTGACATACGTTAAGCATCTTACGTACGTCTGGGTAGTATTGGTTTACAAGATCTTTAAGGTGGTCAGTGCTGTGTTGCACGTTTTCCTTAGATAATACATTAAAAAGGTGTTGTGCAACTGCACCTTTAGTTGGAGGTATAATTTTAAGTACTTGACAACGTGACTGTAGAGGATCAATAATACGCTCTACATAATTGCAAGTTAAAATAAACCGAGTGCTTTTAGAGAACGTTTCAATAACGTTCCGGAGAGAAGCTTGCGCTTGGATAGTAAGAAAATCAGCCTCATCCAAAATGACCACTTTAAGTGGTTTAAACGACATTGTACTAGCAAACCCCGATACTTTATCTCTAATTGTTTCAATACCCCTTTCATCAGAGGCATTAATATAAAGGTACTCACAATCAAGATTCTTAACCAGAAGTTTGGCGAGCGTAGTTTTTCCTGTACCAGCGGGTCCATAGAAGATTAGATTTTGAATATCGTTCTCTTCTAAATATCGTTTAACAATATTTTTTAGGTGCTCATTACCTACATAATTTGTAAGTACATTAGGGCGATACTTTTCTACCCACAAACTATTATTGATAGCCGTCTCCATAAAAGTCAAATGTTTTGATTGGTTCTGGTTTGATTTCTACTTCTATCCTATCTACAGCATACAAAGCACTTCCAATAGGATCAAGATAAAATGCTTTGTTAAATTTAGTTTTTTGGAAATATGCTTCTAAAGTATCTGTAAGTGTATCATACACCTTACCCTCTGAGCTTGCAACGAGAGTCCACCGGTCACCCGGTGGAACTCTCTTTGCGATCAGTTGTTTCTCTTCTACTGTTTCGAATTCAGACATTATCTAAATTTAAAACATTCCAGGCATAGCTCCAACCTCTTCTTTATCTTCTTGAGGTTTATTTACTACAGTACATTCAGTCAATAAAATAGTACCTGCAATTGAAGCTGCATTTTCAAGAGCACAACGCGTAACCTTGGTAGGATCAATAATTCCTGTATCTAAGAAATCACTAAACTTACCAGTTTTTATATTATAACCAGTGCCAATTTTACTCCCTGAAGTAACACTAAATTCAATTCGAGAAGCATCTTCAACACCTGCATTGTTAAGAATCTGCTTAAATGGCTTACGAAGTGCAGCCTTAACAATAGCACAACCAATTTTCTGGTCGCTATTTTTCATATTTTCTTCACATCCAACGTTGTGGGCTGCTCTAAGAAGTGCCAAACCACCACCAGGGACAATACCTTCTTCAATAGCAGCTTTGGTAGCTTGAAGAGCATCATCAACGCGATCTTTCTTTTCCTTCATTTCAGTTTCAGTATTTCCACCAACATGAACAACAGCTACACCTCCTGTAAGTTTAGCAAGACGCTCTTGGAGTTTTTCAATCTCAAATGGTGAGGTAGAATTTTCAATCTGAGCTTGGAGGTCATTACAAAGACGCTCAATAGCTTCTTCTTCACCAGCACCATCAACAATAGTTGTAGTTTCTTTAGTAACAGTAACTGTACGGCACTCACCTAACCAATTAAGATCAAACTTTTCAAGTTTCATACCTTTGTCTTTATCAACAACTTGACCACCAGTAAGTGTAGCCATGTCATTCAAAAGCAAAGTACGACGATCACCAAAGTCAGGGGCTTTAACAGCACAAACATTCAAGATACCTCTCATTTTATTTACAATGAGGGTAGCAAGTGCTTCACCATCAATATCTTCAGCAACAATAAGAAGTGATTTTGCCTGTTGAGACAAGTTTTCCAACAATGGGAGGAGGTCTTTAACACTACCAATTCTACCATTGTAAAAAAGAATAGCAGCATCCTTAAGAACACAAGTCAAGTTATCATTATTAGTAACAAAATAAGGTGACTTATAACCTCTACCAAATTGCATACCTTCTACAGTCTCAAGGTAAGTTTCGCCTGTACGAGACTCTTCAATGGTAACTACACCATCACGTCCTACCTTTTCCATAGCAGTAGCAATCAATTCACCAACTTCTTCATCATTATTAGCTGAAATGGTAGCTACTTGGCGAAGTTGATCTTCACTAGAAATGTCTTGGGAAATTTCTCGAAGATAATCTACATGTTCTTTAACGCAGTTATCAATACCACGCTTAATTTCTACAATGTTATGTCCCTTATCACTGTAACGCATACCAGCGTTTACAATTTCACGGGCCAACAAAGTAGAAGTAGTGGTACCATCACCTGCTTGTTCAGCGGTTTTAATAGCAGCCTGTTTTACCATTTGAGCACCTGTGTTTTCAACAGTGTCTTCAAGTTCAATGGCTTTAGCTACGGTTACACCATCTTTAGTACTCTGAGGTACTCCTTGCTCGTTTTGGATAACTACATTACGTCCATTAGGTCCAAGTGTAGTTACAACGGCATCTGCAAGTTGGTTGACTCCGTCAATCAACTTTTTACGGGAATCATCCCCATAATTTACAATAGTTACTTTACTCATTCTTCAATAATTGCTAAAATTTCATTTTCTTTACAAACCAAGTACTCATCACTTCCATGATTTAGTACTGTAGGACCCATTTGGGGCATAATAACTACATCACCTTCTTTAACAGTAGGTTCAATAAGTTGACCCATAGCACTGTATTGACCTGGACCAACAGATACTACTTTACCTTTAAGGGTTTTTTCTTTTCCCATATCTGGGACTACAATGGAGCCGTAGGTGCTTTCTTCCTCCTCGATTTGCTCCACAATAACTGCGTTAAATAGCGCTCTAAGTTTCATTTATACAATAGTTTTTAATTCGTTTTTAATAGATTTCAATTCCTCGATATATTCTTTAAGACTATCGTAAGACTTCTGTCGAACCTGATGTTCTGCAACACGCTCAAGTGCTGTTGCTAGGTTTTTAAAGTGACCAATACACGAATCATAAGGTATTCCACTATCGGGGATAATCTTATGGTACGCTGAGTAGTTTAGGTCGTCTACTTGGATAAAATAAGGTTCAAGCACAGGGTCTTTGATAAACTTCATAACTTTTAGTTTTTTAATTACGTGTGAATATACGAAATGATCTTCAGGGCACCAACCTAAAGAATAATTACTTAATAGTAATTGATTTTGGCTTTGATTCAGTAGCAAACGGGATACTAATTACAAGTAGACCATTCACCATCTCAGCATTGGCTTTAGCCAGATTAAATCTACGAGAGATTTTCCAGCCCAAATTAAAATTGCTCTTTTTGATACCAGAGTGGTAGTAACGAACTCCTTCATGAGTTCCGTTTCGAGGTTCTGCTTTACCTTTATCGTAGGAAAGTCTAAGGACGTCACCTTCAATATTAATATTTACGTCCTTCTTATCAATGCCTGTACAAGCTACTTCGAGTGTAAGGCCGTTTTGATCTTCAAACACATCAATTGGATGTGTTACATTGGGTCGACTAGGCTTATCAAATGTGCCTTGTGAGTCGAAAAAGTTTCTAACTAGTACATCAAGTGGACTAGTATAATTTTCATTAAATAATACGTGTGTCATTTTGTTTTGTTTTGTGTCCCCTAAGGTGACGGTTAATAAAAACTAGGTTGGTGCCCTAAAGTCGCCAATAAATATACGAAAAAATTCTTAAATTGCCAAATTACTTAATGATTCCAGCTCTAAGTTGCCATTGGCGTTTTTGCCATTCTTCTAATTGCTGTTCTTCAAACTTCTTTTGGAAATCTCCCATTTTAGCTACAACATCATCAGTACTAATTCCTTTTCTTGTAGCAATATCTTTTTGGAGCTCTTTATCGTACTTGATAGAAATTGCTCTACGTTTAGCAGGTTGAAAATTAGTAGGATCCTTTTTAAATTCGTCTATTAAGTTATTAAATTCTTCATCCGAAAGTTGTGAAAAACTTCCTTCCTCTCTAGCTTTTTTCATCATAGCAAGACCAATTCTAAGATGAAGTTCAGGACGATTTTTTAAGATACCCATTGTGTGAATTTCATTATATCCTGTTTTAAGAGGACCATCAAAAAAATCGTAATCTGCTTTGTATTTATCTAAATCTTTTTGCCAATTAGTAAATCCTCCTTCTATGTACTTATCTAAATAATCTCCATAGTTTTGATCTCGATCACCTCCTAAATTATAACTAATAATATCTACTATATTATCTGTAGCTATACCTATGTCGTTATATACTGATTTAATTCTTGCCATGTTAATAAATATTAGTAATCTGCTTTTCGTACAACAAAGTATTGAGAATCTACCTTTTCATCTTCAGATGTAAAGATAAGACGAAGTAAACCCTCATCCACAAAACTCAGGTGACATTCATCTGACGTTTTGTTGGCATTAAATATTTCTTTGAGCATTTCACTACTAAATGGGATTTTATTATCCTGCCTAACGTTTTCTTCAAATTCAGCATTAACATGAAATTCTACTTTGTTAGAAAATTCCATACGCTCACCAAATATAAATTGTAATACAGGGGTACCTACAATATCTTCAGTTGGGTTTACAGTTACAATTTCATTTCCTTGAATAGCAGAGGCAGCTCTAACAAAGGTATGAAAATCTTCGTTTTCAAGTGTAGCGTTTGCTTGCCAATCTACATCTTCATTTACTTCACCTACCTTTTGAATCATAAGTGGATCAGCAAGTGAATAATTAATAGTAGATTTAGCATCTTGAATATTAAGTTTAGTAAGTACTGCTTTTGTTTTTTCAGCATCAAGTACTAAATCACCTGATAATACATTTAACAACCTGTTAAGTTGAGAGGTGTTGAAAATGGCTAGTGTACCTTCTGTTGCAATAGGGAAATCTGAAGCAATTACTCTACCAATCATATCCTTTGTAGGGGACATAAAATCAATAGTTAAGGTACCACCTTCAACTATCCATTTGACTGATTCTACTTTACCTCCAAGATAATACTTAGAGATAATTGATTGTAATCTATTTTTTGCTATCATTAGAAGCTAAAGAATTTATTAATGTTTGGGTTTAAATTTAAAGTCCATCCTAAATCGTTATAAAAGTTTTCTAATTTTGATTGTAGGATAGTCTCAAATGATTTTTTTCTATCTGCGTAGTCGTTTAGGAATGTACGCATTTTATCAGGCATATCAAAGCTTAAGAAACCAATTGCTTCAATTTTGTAAGGATTATCAATTAAATAAATCCACTTAATTTTATCACCCTGAACTATTTCACTATGTCCTTTAATGTTCCAAAATTTAAGTAGATCATTATAACGGATAGCTGCTTTAACATTTGCAGGTGCCCCTTTCTTAATTTCAGTCATTACCTCACCTGCTCTTGGTTTGCGACCAATATATTCATTAAGTGTCTTAACTGAAGTAGGGTTACCAAGTAAAGTAATGTCTGTATCCTTAGACATGATGGTTTTTCTAAAATTAAGGATTAAATCATCAATTTCTTTTTGTTCAGTACCCTTTAGGATCATTTCAAGGATATCATTAAAAAACTTACCAAATATAGGAGGAAAATTAGCTTTCCTAAACTCAAGTCCTTTAATATCAAGTGACTCTTTAGCAATACCTTCTTGTTTAGTAATCCACTGGGCATATCTACGGGTGGCTCTAAAGTAAGCAGAGCGAATAACACACTCTGTTTTCATTTCAAGTCTATGTTCTTGGACATTAAAACAATCACGAGCTAATTCATCATAATACCCAGTAATAATATCTTGATATTTGAGAGCTACTTGTTCTAATACATCATCTTTTTCTTCTTCACTCATTTCCTCAAAATTAGGATATAAGTGCTTTAATAAAGGTTCAGCATTAAAATAATTAGAATCTGTGTCTACATAGGCACAAAAATTATAATCGCCTTCATCACAAATCCACCAAGGTGTATCTTCTAAATGTTTCATAATTCTACTTCTCCCCTTATTACTTTATTCATATGTCTATTAGCACACAAAGCAGATTCTTGAATAATTCGTTGACCTGAAAGTGTAATTGATTCACTAAGGATTACACTACCATATCTAAAGCTACCAAGAGCAGTAGCACCATACAAACTATTTAACAAAATTTTCATTGTATGTTGGCGTTGGTGCCAAAACGCACCTTTTTCTTTATCACCTGATTTGTATGCTTTTTTCATGTAACCTTTATATTCAACACGTTCATCAAACCACTTAGAAAGTATTGTTGACAAAACAGATGGTTTATCAGTACGGTACATTACTCCATTAGCTGAAATGGCTAAATTGTTGTCTTCTATAGTTTTAATAATTCTATCACAACGAATATAATTCTGTTTGCGTTGTACGTTTTCAACACATAGTTCCTTACTAGGATCCATTGCTTTAAGATCATTTAATCCTAAACGGTTGTTTCGGTCATCAAACAAATCCATAATTCTACCTACATATGTTTCTTTACCAATATTAAGAGACATAATAATTGAAGGGTATAGTGAAGTTAAGTCCTCATCAAACATATATTTGTAAAGTCCTGCTTGGGGGCAAAACAAATAACCACCAGCATAATTCTTTTTAGTAAGTGGGTTACGGTCTCTAGCAGGTGGTACAATATTTTGCCCTAACAAATAAGCTGAAATGGCTCCGTCTTGGGTTTTAGTATTAGCGTATACCTCTCCATAATTGTGTTTTCCTTTATGTGATAGGTTTTTTACAAGACCAATATACTCAAACTTTTCATCTAGTGCTTTAAGTATTTCTACATCTCGAAAGTTGTATTGAATAAACTTTTGAATATCATCTTCAAACAAACGATCCAAGTTACCATCATACTCAACCTTGCCTAAATTTACATATTTTTCTCCAATAGCATCTAATCTCATAGATGGTTCATCTCGGAAACTAAACTTTTTATGTAGTTTCATATAGTCTAGTGATTCAACCCCCGCAATATTAAGCCACCCGTTTCGGTTCCAAGCACTTTCATCTTTTACAACATCTATAGGAGATAAAGCGTTAGCAAAATCCTCACCTAACACTCTACTAATTCTATAATAAAGATAGGGAATATCAAAATAGTCACTATTCCACCCTACAAGGATATCTGGGTTAATTTCTCTAAATTTTTCTATAAATTTACCAAGTAATTCTTCTTCAGTAGCACAGGGGATGATTTCCTTATGTCCCTTAGTATGTTTAATTTGATCTTTTTTATCTAAGATAAGAATTACCCATTCATCAGGAGTACGATCATACCAAGCAATTGAAGTTACAGGTTTAGGAGCTAATTTAATATACTCTTCAGTAAGGGCCCCACCCATTTCAATCTCAATATCAAAAAATACCTCCCTATGTCCTTTAGATACATCATCATTTGTACCATACTTTTCAATAAGAAACTTTTGGTAAGCAGGCATATCATGGAAATGTAAACCCGGGGTATCCTTATTCCAATCATATGTTTTTTTAAGCCACTCACCTTTTAGTCCTTGATACTGAGCATCTCTTTCTTGGCACTCTACATAAGCAGGATTACGCCAAGGGATAATTTTATATTCATCTTCTTCCCAGAGGTGTATCTTATACTGGTTTTTACCAGCAAATTCGGCATAACACTTTTTATACATAACTTAATTATATTCTATTGTTAAGGCTGAGGACCTGTTAGACCCCTTCGGGATTGGACTTTTTTTTGAGGTGGTGGATTAGCTCCAGGTAAAGTTTGATTTGGTTTATCTCCATATACTTCTAATGGTTTTTCTACCTCAACTATTTTTTCGACTATCTTTTCTACCACTTTTACTTCCTCTTTAGGTTCTTCTTTACGTAACTTAGCAAAAGCAAAGTTTGCAGCTACTACTAAAGATATGGCCAAAGGATCGAAAACAAAAATTATTACTAAAAGAAGATAATTTATTATTTTATCCATACCTAAACCAGTTAATCCTGAAAGGTACTTAAGTGGGCCTAATTCACTTCCAATTTCACTACTGGTTTGGACTTCTACTATTTGGGTTTCATACTCAAATAATTGTTCATTTAACCCATCTACTTTAGAATTAATTTCAGTTTGTCTATCAATAGCTTGATCTAATTGTTTTTCTAAAGCTCTACGGGTTGAGCTAGAAGTAGTTGTTATAATTTCACCAGTTTCCCTGTCCTTATATTGTATTACATTGTTAGATAAACCATCTCGCAATGAAGCTACAGCACTGTTGATAGAGGTTTTTTCCTCATTATAGACAGCTAATTGCTCTTTTACATTGTCTCTTTTAGTTTCTATAAGAGCAATTTGGGCATCCACACTTCCTGCTAGTGCTGCTGTTTCTTGGTAAGCGGCAGATAAAAATCCATAAATGCCTGCTGAGGTGATTAAAATTAAGACTACACAAGCAACTGCTAGGTATGTTCTTAATACTTTGTTTATTGTATCCCAGTACTGATAAAGTAAAGAGGCTATTACAAGTTTAGAAACCTCTAAAGAACCGGCCATTATAAGCACCTCAGTTGAAGCACCAGCAAACAATTTACTTAATCCTGTGACTGAGTAAAATGCTGCTGATGCCGAAACTGATAAAGCGCTTAAAGCTATTATAAAAGGGAATATTCTTTCTTGTAGCTTTTTTAACATTAGTTTTGGTTATACATATCAAGATAAGTTTGTCTCGGATGAGCACCTATCTTTCTAATAACCTCTGCTCCATTAGATGTTAAAACTACAGTTGGGATATTTCGAATCCCAAATTGTTGTGCCAACTCAGGATTATCATCTACATTAATTTTTTTGATGTTTATTTCAGAACTAAGTCCCTCCATTACAGGACCTAACTGTCTACAAGGCCCACACCAAGGGGCAGAAAAATATAAAAGTTGTTTCATTGTTTATTTTATTATCTAAATACCTTACAAGTTAAAGGTAAAAAAACAATCTTGTTTATAAATTTTATCTAAAGTATAACCTTTAGATTCCATATAATCTATAGCTTCTTGTTTTTCTTGTTCAAATCCTTTATAAGCATCATGTTCAAAAGTAATACACTTAAAACTATAATTATCTAAAGGTAATCTATAAAGCACATTATGTGATGCTGGGGGGTATAGATCTATAGAAATATAATCTACTACAGAGGGGACGTTGTTTTCAATAAAAGATTGTTCAATATTTAATTCTAAAAGATCACAAACAATAATAGGAGTTGAACGATGTTCATTCCATAAGTGGGTATACTTTTCAGGAGTATTAATTACATCTCTATCTATCCCATGTGTTCTAGGGGGACCAATATCATATGAAATACCTGTCCACTCCCACTCAGTTTCTAAAGCATAGGTATTATTAATAGTAATGGGGTGAGCAGCCCCCATATCTATAAAATAACCATTACGTTTGGTTTGGGTTTTTTCAATAACCCATAAATCTTGGCCTATTTGTGAATAATGTTTCATGTTATACTAATTCTTCAATTATACCTACAACTTCACTTGCAACAAGCAAAATTGTAGCTGTTATTAAACTAAAAGGGATAAAGGCATAACCTACAATTCGAATTCCTGATTTAATAAAGGAAACTCTACGGTGCCATTTTTGGTCTGGCATTAAGCCTAAAGTTTGTTCTACATTTCTTGTTACAGGTACTTTTTTATATGAATTATAAGTACCTCGTAATGCTTCATTTAATCCATCAGACATTTTTTAACTCTTTTTCGGTAAAAAATTGCTTTAAATCAGGCCTGAAGTAATTTATATTCTTCATTACTTTTCTGTCTCGCGTACGGTAGACAATATACTTATCACCAACCATTTCATAGTGACAGGCTTCACCTTGCTCTTCGGATCTTTTTTCAACCGTTTTTCGTGCCTCATCTTCAGTTTGGCAAGCTTTAGATAAGTTAGAGGCTTGGACTTCCTGATAGGCCGGCCAAATTTTATCTTTAAGACCATGTAGCATAGTTCCATTCCCCAACGATACGTAAGCAATGTCGCACAAAGCATCCAAAACCTCAACGATGTTACCTTGTTCACACGCTTCTCTATATTCCTCAAGTTCCTCCAATACGAAGTTGTAGACGAATTCCCATTCTTTCTTTTCTGGTATGGTCGGCTCATAATTGTTAGGTTTGTTCATTAAGGCATTAAATTCTTCTACTTCACTTACAAAAGGTACAATAGTTGGAATTTTAAATTCTTCAAATAATTCTAATTGATCAGAATCGTAATGTTTTTTAGGAAGAGGTTGGGTATAAATGTCAGTAGGTTTACTCATAATTCTTATATTTGATGCCCGCCATTATTAATTTTTAAACTATCAAAAAATTCTTTGCGGGCTTGGTTTGTATCATCTCTAAAAGCACCAGTTGCCTTAGTTGTAACCATAGCAGCACCTGCATGCTTAATACCTCTACAACTAACACAATTGTGCGTAGCAACTACAGTAACAATAACTCCTAAATTACCTTCACACACTTTATCTACGCCTTGGTGGATAGCTGCTGTCAATTGTTCTTGGATTGCTCCTCTTCGTCCAAAGTGCTCAACAATTCTGTTAAGTTTAGAAAGTCCAATAACTCGTCCTTCGGCTCCGGCGATATAACCAATATGCACAACACCACGAATAGTTTGGTGGTGATGACTGCACATGCTAGTAAGAGGAATATTCCTTTCAATGATAATACCATCATAACCGTCAGAAGGAAAAGACGTAATATCTGTAAATCCGTCATATCTGCCTGCCCATAAGTCGTTTACATATGCTTTAGCTACTCGTTTAGGAGTTTCCATTGAATTAGGATCGTTCCTCCAATCACACTTTAGAGCATCTAAAAATTTACTGTAAGCATCTGCTGCTTCATTAATCATTACCTCTTTTTCATGAGGAGTAAGAGGGCGGTCCATTGCTGCACCATTTGCATAACCGATAGGAACACACTCAATATCATTGTGTTGCTTTCTTCTTTTATTTTCCATTATATTGTATAAATTGTACTTAAATTTCTATTGTGGCCTTTATCATCATCCATACCATAGCCTATATACCAAGGATCAAATAATGAATCAGTAGGTTGATACAATATATGTAATACTTTATCAAAATCCCCGCTTTCTTTATAAATTGCTACAACTGGGGTGACTGATTTAGGCTCCTTTACTGATAGAAACTTGGTAACAGCCTTCATAGTATTACCTGAATCTAAAATATCGTCTACAAGGTAAACGTGTTTGTTTTTAATTTTGGTTTCTAGATCCTTACTAACAACTAAATCACCTTGTTTTCTACCATAATAGGATTTACAACGAATAAAATCTACTTCAATTGGTATGTTAATCTGTTTTACGAGATCACTAAAGAACATAAAACCACCATTAAGTATACAAACTAATACTACAGGAGTGGGGTCATCTCTATGTTCATCATTTATTTGCTTGGCTAGAATTTTAATTTTAATATCTAGCTCTTTAGGGCTTATTGCTTGTTCCATTAAACTAGATCGTCTGAGTTAATTAGTGTATAGGTAAATGAGTTACCCCAAATATCTCTTGCCTGTTTACAAAGGCCTATAAAATTCTGCCAATTATCATTTGAGGCTATTACTTGGCAGCCTGCAGACCACTTATCTACTTGGGTGGATGTTGAACCTTCATATTTAGTAGCTCTATGAATATTAATTCCAAATAAACCTTCTTGAACACTATCTTCATTTAAATCATAACAATCATCTAAATTGTCATCCCTATAAACTTCAACAGGTTTTACTTGGCATAATGCTTCGTATTTGCCTTGGTGCATACCAATTTGATAGGTACTTCTATATTGATTTTCTTTAAGGATAGCTACCCCATCTTCATTTATCAAATTTTCTACCCAATATCTACCAGGATCAGTTGTACAAGGATAGCAATCCATTCTCCATAAACCATCTACTTTATAAGAGATAGTTATACAGTCATCGAATTTATTAGTTACTTCTTCTAGAGTTTCACTATTCCTTACACCTACAATATTAAGATTATAGTCACCGTTTTCAAACCACTTATAACCTTTGGCTTTTACGGTATCTTCAATTTGTTTTAACGTTGGACAATTCATAATTTTTTAATTTTAAAGTACATAATGGATTAATAATACAATTGCAACCGATACTACCAATCCAACTAAAAGCTTAAGGAAGTCTTTAGCAACAATTGGGAATACTTGTTTAAGATTACCCTTTTTAGTAAGGTATGTATTCAATGCTAATTCTCTACCACACAACAATCCAACAAATACCCAGGTAGTTGACATAGGAATGTTATTTATCTGTTTAAAGTAAAGTAAAAGGAAAGCATACACTAAATCAATTAAAGTAGCTGATCTAACGTATTTTGTGTTTTGTTTATCAAGGACAATTTCTTGGATTTTACCTCCTTGTTGGTAAAAAATCCATCCTAGACCCGCTGTAAAGAAGGTAATTACTCCTATAAGTTCTACAACTGAAAGTTGGCGTGGGAGGAATACGGCAATGTTAGCTACATCATGTGAAAGCCAAGTAAACCATAAAAAACCTGTAGTAAGCCATTGTCCTATTCTCCAATATTTTTTATTTTCTTCTTTAATATCTCTACTTTCATCAAAGAAATTAGAAATAACAAACCATAAAGTATAAGCTACAACAGCAGCTAAACCATATCCTACTACACTTTTAAGTAGCATTTTTTCAAGTACAAAAGTTGAAGCAAATGCTGAAAGTACAAGAAATGAAGTTGATACAGGTATACCTTTTTTAGTAAGTGCCACTAGTGCTAAAGGTGCTAGTGCATGGTACCACTGTACTTCTTGGAATGGTATTTTAGTTAACCTACCAAATGAAATATCTCCATCATAAACAGTCCATCCATAAACTAGGGTACCTATCATTACTGCTGAGGCTGCAGCCCACATTATATACCATTTGAATCTTTCACGGTTTGAGGCGATCCAAGTGCCTAATGTTTGAACGCTATCGTTAGCGATAACTGAATAACCGGCGAGTGCAAAACCCACCATTGCTAATAAACTCATTTTGTTGTTTTAAATTTTAATTGAAATTCTAAATCGTATTGTGTTTGATGTATCCCAACCAACTCGGTAAACGTAATTTTTATAAGGTATGTCAGTTGCGATTGCTAAATTGTATATTTCGTCGAACCAAAACTCTTGTTGTGCCCAAAGTTTAAATTTATCAAATTTGTAAATTAAACGAGGTTCCCAAGTAGGTTCGTTTTTTTCTCTTTTGTAGTGAAGTGGGACACTAAACACTACTTTATCTGCTACTTTAAAATTATGTCTATAAGTAAATCGATTTTCACCTAAATCAGTTTTATGCCTTAATTCAAGTCCACCTTTATCGTGTATTTTATGACTTATAGTAAGGTATGATTTACCGTTTGTTCTTAACTCGTACCCTATTTTTTGGGAACGACCTATACACCCCCAAATAAGGAGTAAATTAAAAAGTATAAATAAATGTTTCATTTTTTATTTATACGTACCCCAAAGCAGTTGAAATGATAGGAAATTCTTGTATAAAATGTTTTTTAATTTCTTTAGCTACCAATTGTATTTCTTTTTGTGCATGTTCATCATCTCTTAACTCAAGGAAATGAATCCAACTACGAATACTACCTGTCATATGAATTTTAGTAGTTGTAGCTAACGGAAGAACCATTCGAGCTGTTTCACGAGCAACACCTGCTTCTAAAAGCTCATTATAAAGAGTATGAGCATCATTTAAGAAGTTTTTTACAACTCTATCTGCTGGATAGTCTTTAACTCCTCCCCCATTATATTTTCTTTTAAGATTGGGGTTAATTACTTCGACTGAGCTTTGTCTGTTGTCTTCGCACTGGGATCGTAGTTCAATGGGTTCAAACATAGATTCCAAACGATTAACATCTTGATATCGTTGACTAAACTCTTGGAAAGAAAACGAACGGTGACGGATGAGCTGGATTCCGATGGCTTTGGAAGTTTCAATCTCGAACGTCGCATGACCGTGCTCGAACGGTGACCAGTGTTTGTGTCGTACCAAGTATGAGAGAAGGCCCTCTGGTTTATCTTTCTTATTCTTACGTGAACTAGATACACGTGCAACCTCCACAATATGCTCTTCAGCTTTCGGCGTAACATTTAATAAAGTAACTTTCATTTGGTTTTATAAATTTGTTGCAAACATATGAACAAATTTTTGTTCATCCAAATTTACCTAAATATAGTTACATGTCCTTCTAACTGTTCAATATAAGCAGAATTGGCTTTTCTTCCAGTAAATGTCCAATAATAAGTTCCATCTGGGACGTAATAGTCTCCATTGTTGAATCCTCCCTCCCATATCAAATTATAGGGGTCAGTAGATTCCCATATTACTCCTCCCCACCTATTATATACTTTAGCGTCTACTTCAGCCCAACATTCAGGAAATAATACTATCTCCCAAGCATCATTATACCCATCATTATTAGGAGTAAAAGTATTAGGTATATAGACTGTTAAAGGTTCACAATCATTAAACCCAGGGTTTTCCTCACAAGGTAAACCTGTAGCACAATCTATTTCTATAAATTGATATTCTACAATAGTATCAATTAAAGTAATATATAAAGTATCTGTTATAAAAATTATATCAGTTTCATATATAGTATCTGTTATAAAAATAAATTCAGTTTCAGTAACTGTAACAGTATCAGGGGGTAATTCAATATATAAAGTATCTATAATCTCTATATAAGTTGTATCATACTCTGTTACAGTAACAGTATCAGGAGGTAATTCAATATATAAAGTATCTAAAAGTTCTACATAAACAGTATCTATTAGAATTTCATATTCACAACTCCCATCATCTTCAACAGCTCCAGGATCGTAATTAATAGCACACACATCTGTACACCCACTTACAACTATACATTCAATAAACTCAGGCATATTAAATGTAAGGGTATTATTATCTGTTACTGTTTCTAATTCACCATTTAATCCTTCAACAAATCCTAGTGTTACTGTAGCGGGTTGGTTTGAAACCCAAGATGCTTGAAAAGTACCCCATTGCACATTACTAGCTCCAGGATCTATATCAACTAAATTAGAACAATTCCAAGCGCTAGGGTTTAAAGAAGTTTGAACACAAAATTCCCCTACATCTTCTGTTCCTACATTGGTAGCAGTTAATTGGTACTGGAAAACATGAGTTGTATTATCACTTAAACAAAATTGATCTGTTATAACCATTGATACAGGGGTTAGATCTGGTCCATCATTACAGTCAAAAATGTTTGAATACCAAGCAAAATATCCTTCACCTTGACACTCATCACATAATTCTTCTCCATTAGGAGTATCACAGTAAACACAAGAACCATCATCAACCTCAGCAGGTGGATTCAAACAAGTATAATTACAAGCTGTTGGGTCAGTACAACCATAGATTGGAGGGTCTATACATGAACCATCATCAAAATTAGCTGTTTCATCATAGTTTTCAGCTAAGGGATCCATACAACCTGGATATAAAGGGGGTGGTGGGTTTGTACCTGGGCACCAGATTAAAGAATTATCTGATAGGTTAATATCGGGGTACATTTGAGTTTGATCGGCACAAGTACCACAAGTATCAGTCCAAAAATCGTTAGGGAAATCTACGATGTCAACAGTTTGGGACAGATTAATTTGCCATACAACCATTTCCCAACATATTCCCTCTACAGGATTATTTAACATACAATCCCAACCAAATGGGGGGTCGAGTTGAAAATTAGCAGTGTCCCCCGTAAAATATTCCCACCCTAACCCAGCAGTAACAAAATTCCATCCTGGGTGGAAATCTGTTGAAGCTGTACAATTTGGTTCATAATCGAAGTCATCGTAATGGAGGCCAAAAACTAAGTGGGTAACACTTTCATTATTACCTACTGCTGATGAAGATGCTTCATTACAAGTATTACCATCTTGTTGGGTGTATTCATTACACCCACAATTTTCACCATTGTGAATAACAACAGTAACTTGTTGGGTAATTTTATCATATCCTAAAAATTCTAGATCACATGTTTGTGATATAGAAAAAATAGGAATTAAAAGTAATAGTGATGTTAGGAGTTTTTTCATTCACGGAAAATTTTCTTTTTAGTAATAAACGTACCGGTACTAGGAACATTCCATTCTTGTACTATTATATAAATACCTGTATCTAGGTGATCAGTGTTTTGAACTTCTTGCCCCATTATATTATACAAAGTAGTTTTTACTAATTCTCCTTCTTTTTCCTCTTTTAAAAATGCTTCAAATCCTCCTTCAGGCGCTAATTGGCCACTACAATCAGTATCAAAGGCAGCTAGAATATCCATTATATCATTTACTCCTACTATACCATCTTGATCAGTATCAAGGGGACTACAAGGCTCTACTTCAAGACCAAAATATTGTAACATTATGAGTATATCACTTGTCCAAATAAATCCGTCTCCATCAACATCTCCATAGCAAGTAGCTGGGAAACAACCTGGGGGTCCTACTATGAATGGTAACTCTACTTCACTACCCCAATTACCCTCTATATAATTTAAAGTATCAGACCCATTTGTTATAGTAATGTCACCGTCAGTTCCATCACCGTTAGAGCATCCTGTATAATACATTCCATTACCAAAAAGGTCTGTTACTATTACCATATATTCCCCTTCAGGAAGACAAAAAGTATATGTTTCATTCCCACAAGAGTACAAATCATTAAATCCTATAGTAAAATAATTGGCTTCAAAAATTGGTTCACCTATAGGAACACCGTCAACTACTTCATATAAATTCCAATCAATTCCTGCTGGTAGTGCATCAAAATCAATTTCTACATCTACAAAAGTACCTTCATAATTATCATACTCAAAAGTTGCAACATCGTTTTCATTATTAATATCCCCTATAGGTACTGCTTCAACAGTAATACTAACAGGGCCAAATCCTACATCAAAATCTGGGATAGTTACTATTTCAGCTTCTCCAAAACCTAAATTACCTGTCCATATTAAAGTACCCGTTTGGTCATTTACATAATAATTAATTGTAGTTTCAGTTAAAGTATCTGAACCTAAATTTCTTATTTCATAATTTGCATCTGACATAATAGGGTCACATCCTACGCTAGGTACTATAATATTACTAATTTTTACATCTAAACCTCCTGGTATCCCACAAGCTAAATTGTCTTCATCTACTAACCCTGCCCTCCATTGTAGTAATTGGTTTCTCATTCTAGTAACACCATCAGGCGAAAATCTATCCATACAGTCATCATTACTATAATCCATAAAATTTTCTACCATAGTGTCAGGACAATCCCATGGACCGCAACCTGCGGAGCCGGTGGTGGGTGGGGTATCACATAATTTATCCCCTTGTGCATTACAATTTGTTTCAGGTCCACAACTTGAGGTAGAGCTAAAGGTATGTAATAGGCCTAGATAATGGCCCATTTCATGCATAAGTGTACAATTTAAATTAAAATTACTTAGTAACCATGGTTCTTCATACCCAAAAACTTGATAGTGACATACTATACCATCATAATAACTTGAGTTAGGTGGTAAATAAGCAAACCCTAATGGTGAGTACCCACCATTTAATTTATGTACAACATAAATATTACAATATTCTTGTACAGGCCAGTAACATAATTCTTTAAGTTTATGTTCATATGTTTCAGCTAACAATGTAGTAGTAACCATACCTTGGGTTAAATACCCATCTAACGTATCTGGGTTTTGCCTTGTTATGCCATTTGTAGGATTGCCGTCAGGATCAATAGAGGCTAAGCAAAACTCAATATTAGAATTACTATAAGGGTGAACAAATGGTGCTCCTTGTGCAGTGTGCCATGGTTCACCAGCAAACGCTGCATTAAGATTAGCAATAGCATCATAAATTACTTCATCAGCTATGTTAGTTCCAGTACCATAGTCATCCCCATCATAAAAAACATGCACTACTACAGGAATAGTTAAAGTTTCATTAGAGGATGCTCGATTTGATTGATTAGACATAACGTCCATTAAAGTGTTAAAACTTCTTTCAAAAACTGGGTCTTGCAGTTGTTGTTCTAGAATGGCATCAGTGCCACATTTATCTTGTCCAAAAAAGACAAAGGTTGTAATGAGTAATAAAAGTAAGGAAAATAATTTTTTCATAGCGACTTTAGTTAAAACTTTCGATCATAAATATTAAAAAGGGCGCCATTAAGCGCCCTTTTCTATCCCCAGTTATAAGGGGGTATTCCCAATTATAAGGGGGTATATTATACTCCTCGTTCTGTGTTATAAGCTATAATATGATCACGACCAGTCATATTATATCCTCGCTCAGCAACCATTTCAAATACCTTTGGGTACATTTCAATTAGAGTTTCTCTTGTATCTCCTGCAGGCATTACATAAGTTTTAGCTTTAGGGATCTTCATTTTAACTCTAAACTCTTCAATTTCAGCTAAACATTCATCAGTTCCATCCCAAACTGGTTTGTAGTGATAATCGCTATGAAAATTCATCATTTTTTTAATGTTCTCATAATTGAGTCTAAACTTGTTATGCTGATTGACAAACCTTTCATCAACAACTTTACCACCGGGAGTAGTAACACCCACACGAGGGACAGAGTTAGAAAACTTAGGACTAAGAGAAACGAGACCAAGTGGGTAATCAGTTTCAACAAAGTGAGATCCTTCAGTTTCGATCGTAATAAGTATGTCTCTTTCAGCGGCAAAATGAGTAAGTTCATTTACTAAAGCAGGATGCATTGTTGGTGAACCCCCTGTTAACATCATCTCTTTTACTTGAGGATTCTCATCATAAATATTGATAATGTCATTAAATGAAAATGTACCTTTTTCAGGATGGATACTAGTGTACCATGAATCACACCATCCACCTTCACCAAACCAACAACGGTGAGTACATCCTGTTGTTCTAACAGCAATAGTGGGACGCCCAAAACGGGAGCCCTCACTTTGCACACACCTATATACTTCTAGTACAGGTAATATTTTATCGTAATCTTCTATTCTTTTATTCGGCATAGATTGCTGTGTTTTTTCCGTGTTCTCTAAATTCTACTTTCATAACCCTAACACGTCCATCTGTTTCTTCCAATACAAACTTGTTAAGCTTTTCATAAATAAACTGAGCAAAACGTTCTGCCCCAGTTGCTGGGACTTCTCTAAGTTGGACTACCCCAGCTTCATCCATTCGTCTAAATGATTCTAAAAATGGATCATCTACTGCTACAAGCATAGTGTGATCAAACATGTGATCCATCCACATTTTAGGACTCATACCATCAATTTCGGTTTTAGCACGTTTCATACCACCAAAATCCCAAACCCAATTACGTTCGTCTAATTCTCCTTTAAACCATACTTTAAACGAGATTCCGTAACCATGGAGGAATCGGCAGTGTGTTCCTTCAGCTTTCCACTGACGAAACACACAGCTAAATCCATCAAATATTTTAGTTGAGATAAACATTAGGCTTCAGCTAAAACTTGTTCAACATGATTTTTTACAATATCCCATCCCACGGGTCCAGTCTCATCAGCATATTCGACAGGATCCGGTTGGCCAAGTTTGATAAACGCTTCGACGCGTTCGACCGAAGAAGCCGATTTATAATCACTAAACCACTCATCACCAATATTAATGGGCTTATAGCTAGTATTTGTACGTTTATAAACTTCGTTAAATGATAATCCCAATCGCCCACAGGCGTCCATACCATCTCGCAGTATATCAAACTTGTCGCCATTAAGATAAGGGGTAATATAGCTAACGCGCTCAGCGTCCCAATTGCCTTCGGTGAAGGCTGTATAGTCAGCGTCTCTAAATTCTTGTCTGCAATCGGGATATATAGCATGGTCACCTGCGTGAATACCCATCGCGATATGTACTTCAGTATTTTTTTCATTTGCTATTGATAATGCTACAGCTTGGATTAGTGATGAGAAAATTTTATTACGGTTAGGAACAACTGTTTCCTTCATGTTTTCCTGTTCATAGTGACCTTCAGGTACTTCATCACCTCCTTCTACAAGGGCGCTATTAAGCATAGGAGCTAAACCATCAAGTTTAATAGTTCCGTATTTTACATTTTGCCCATTACTATTAAGATAATTAACTAATGATTGGGCTCGATCAAGTTCAACCCTGTGTTTTTGTCCGTAATCAAAAGACAGTGCCGTCACTTCATAGCCATTGGCGAGTAGATGAAGTAACACTGTGGAGCTGTCCATACCTCCACTCAGTGACAATACTGCTTGTTTTTTCATAATATGTTATTTAATAATTTAAAATATGTTGCGTTATAATCTATTTTTTCTGCTATCTGTTCATCAAAAGGTGAATTTATAACCTCATCAATCTTTGTTTTAGGTTTAGAATCCAACCCGTGATTAGGATGATATGTTACCCCATCAAAAGCTGCCATTACAGGATTTGAAGTATCAATACTTTCAATTTGTTTAACATCTTTATAATATAAAAACTCTTGTGGAAGGGAACAACCTAAGAGATGAATTCTATCAGTGTGTCCAATAAGCCCCATGTTAATCATTTTACTGATGACCAATTGGCGACCTAATGCTTTACCTACATCCTTATTACGATGGGGAAATACATCGTTATAATAGCTAGCACCATAACTAAATGCAATCTTATTATAACCTAACCACTTATACGTTTGATAACACTTTACTACCTCATCAAACGATTTACCTTGTACAACTGCTACTTTTTCTACCCCTTTAGGTAATTCTATAAAGCTCCATTCTTTTGCTTGCCGCATAGATTGAACAGCATCTTCCCAGGCATCTGGTACTATAAATTCATCAGGTTTTACTTCCTCAATAATAGAAATCATTCTACCTTTCGAGTAAGGTACTCCTAGCTCGTGGAGTGAATTATCCATTACAATGTAACGTCGGAATTGTTTGTTTTCCCTTTGAAAAAACTCTCTATATTCTTCGTATTCGTCATACAAATGTGGGAGCAAATAGTCATAGTCGTTAAACTTAAGACTTTGCTCTAAATATGCGAATGGTATTTCGTGTGATACTTTCATTATTTAATTTTAGGTGGACGGCCTCTACGAGGTGATGTAGTAGGGCGATTAAATCGACCATACGTGTCGTCACAATAATTATAAAACTCCTCTGGCGAACCACCAACCTCAATTACATCTCTTCGGTAATCATCTTTGGTCATACGGAATGTGACGAGAAAATCCTTTTCGAGTTGGGCAAGGTTTTCTTTTTCATACTTTTCGTGATCGTCGATAAGACGGCGTCGACGTTGTTTGTCGAGACGAGTTTGAACAGCTTGTTCACGACCATCACCTTCAAATTGCTTGTACTTTTGATCAATTTCCCATTGGCAATAATAAATTTGCCACAAATAAGGACTAGGATCATAATCACCATTGCGAATTTTGTCAATCAATGGAGAATACTTGTGCAAAGGTTTGGTTTTGCGGCCCCATCTACGCCACCAAAAGAATTGGTTGTAATTCAATTTTTGTAGTTGGGACAACTGCTCTTCGATAACCTCAATTGAATGTGCCATGTTCGAAATATACGAACAGAGATTTAAAATTCCAAATTTATCTTTTACCTCCGTAATAAGGAACTGCTAAATTTTCAGCTAATAGCTTTTCACTTATATTAATATGATTGTGAATGTTAGGTTCTATTCTTACATCACCTAAACATCTACCATACTTGTCTACCCCTTTTGAGGAAAGGAAAAAGTGACCATCTGTAAGTGCTAATAATTCTTCTACTCTAGCTTTAGCTTTTAATCCTTTTTCTTTTTCATCCAAATCTCTGGTCCTGGATTCATAAGCGTCTATTCCATTTAAACGGATTCTTACATGTTTCCATGTATTAAATCCTAAATCAACCATAGCATCTATAGTGTCTCCATCGACAACCCTATCAAGCTTGGCGTTATAATAATACAAAACCATTTTTTATTTTAAATTTCGTGGGGGAAGGTATTTTTTTTACTTAGTTTTTTATTAGTCATTACTAATGAATCTAAGTAAAATACCCAATTTTGAAGAGAATCAACATAATTTAATAACTCTTCGTTTTCTTTATTTAATTTAACTATTGTAGGGTAACATTCATTTGTACACTTATGGAGGGCATGATCTAAATTAGTTGCTACCTCATCTATTTTTTCTTCAAGAAGCTGATTATTTATTTCATAAGTTAAAAGGAGGCTATCTTTAACACCTAAAGAGCCTTCTAGATTTAAAATTAATTCTTCTTCTTGATTTACTAATTTTTGAAGAGAATATATTTTATTTTGCTTTTCAATTTTATCCTCTAAAATCTCATCAATAGCTAAATCAGCTACTTCTAAAGTAGTTTCTACTGTTTCTAATAAAGTAGTATTAATTGTTTCTTCTACTTCAGTAGGGGTAAAATTGGGAGCTGTAGAATCTCCTGCTGCTGTAGCACATCCTGATAATACAACTGCAAATATTAGTCTCGTGTTCCTAAACATTCTAGTAACTTTTCGTTGATTAATTCCAACTTCTCTTCGTACCTAACAATAGTAGTTTCTAAAGACTCAATTCTTTCTTTGTGATCATCAATTCTTTGAACACAAGATTCTTCTAAATTATCTAACTGAGCCTCATGGATACTCATCATATCCACATATAAGTACCCTATTACACCTAGCGCAACAAACGCTATTGCGGCAACGGGGTTTTTAGTAAACTGCTCAAAGCTTATAGGTGCCTTCATTCTTCACAAAAAATAAAGAGGGCCTAACCAGTGATTTACATAACTGATTAGGCCCCCAAGTTAACTTTTAATTTATTATGCCTCTGCTGCCTCAGCTTTGTTTTTGTCAATTACTGACCAAACGCCACCGACGAGAGTCATTACTGCTCCAAAGAGTTCCATGAACATAGCGTCATCTAGAACACCTTGAGTAACTAAAACACCTCCAACAAATGTTAAAGCGTGTCTGATAATTCCTAATGTTTTTTCTTTCATAGTAATTTAGTTTTAAATTTCAATTATACATATGTTAACCATCACAAGAAACGCAATCTGCAGTACGAGATCCTAAATCTCCTTTAATCACGGAATCTGTGCGCAAGTAATACAAAGTTTTAACTCCTAATTTCCAAGCTTCCATATGGCACTGATTAATCCATTTAGGAGAATCGGTAGGGTCAAATGAAAGGTTTAAAGATTGGGTTTGGTCTATGTATTTTTGTCTGATAGCTGCTTGTTTTACAAGTTCTAACTGATTAACCTCACTAAATGTAAGGAATACTTCTTTTTCAGCTTCAGTAAGAACATCATGTGGAAGGTTTTGGACAGAACCATTATCAGCAAGAATTTGATCCCACACTTTATCTGTATTGTGTCCTTTACCTTCAAGTAAACATTCTAATTCTTTATTTTTTACAATAAATGTTCCTTTAGCACCATTAAAAGTGTAAATATTAGCAGGGATAGGTTCAATACCAGCAGAACAATTATTTAAACGCGAATTAGAAACAGTAGGTGCAATAGCAAGCAAGTGAGTATTTCTCATACCTGTTCCTTTACACCAAGTAGGTTCACCATATTCTTGGGCAAGTTCTCTAGAAGTAGCTTCAGCTTTTTGTCTAATGTCACTAAAAATGGTATGTGTCCAAGCTGTTGAAGCAATAGAGTTAAATGGTAAGTTCTTCTGTTGAAGGAATGAGTGCCAACCCATTACACCTAAACCAAGCGCTCTACCTTTTTGGGCATGTCTGTGAGTTCTAATAAGTGAATCTTTACCATTACTTTTATCAATAAATTCTTGCATCACACCATCTAAGAAACGAATTGCAGTTTCTACTACATCAGTGTCTTTCCACTCATCGTACTTTGCAAGGTTCAAAGAACTTAAACAACAAATAAAACTATGTTCTTCATCTGTGTGAAGTGTAATCTCAGTACAAATATTAGTCATACTGACATCAAGGTTGTTCATAGCATATGCTAAAGGATTATTTTTATTAACATTGTCCTTAAACATAATATATGGTTCACCCGTTTCTACACGTGTTTTAAGTATTTCAAGCCATAATTTCATAGCATCCCCGTCTCTGTCTTGTAAACGTCTCATAAAATGATCATCTACAACTACACACTGATGTAGATTAAGACATTGACGGTTGGGATCACCTTTAGGTCTACGAATTTGCATAAATTCATCAATGTCAAGGTGGTTAATATCCAAATTTACAGATGCAGCACCCCTACGAACTGAACCTTGGTTTGTAGCGATAATTGCTGAGTCGTAAATCTTACACCATGGTACTACACCCTCAGATTTACCATTACCTGTAATTGTTGTACCCCTAGGGCGAATTCTACTTACTGAAATGCCTACACCACCACCAAGTGCTGTAAGTTTCATAAGTTCAGCGTTAGTTAATCCAATTCCCCTAATGCTATCAGGTGTATCAATACCAAAACAGCTGATGGGAAGACCCCTATCGGTCCCAGTGTTAG